AGCTCATACAGTCTTAACAATTTTTGAACAACCGAGTTATGTAATTTCATAATTACATTGTCCTCCATTAGAAAAATATGTTAAATAAAGAATCACTAACCAAAATTTCTTAGTATAAATTGTCCATGAACTTTAATAAGGGACAACTTGTTCAAGTTGATGATAGATTTGGAATATATCTAGAATTTTTTATCGAAAAAAAGACAAATAGACGAAGACCACCTCAAAAATATTCTGTCGAATATCACAAAATCCTTGTTGGCAAACAAATCGCAAAATGCACATGGAACGAAGAAAAGCGAATATTTAAGAACATTTCTAAGCCTTTTTCGAGCTTTAAGCTGCCCAAAATTAGAAAAGTATCTCCAAGCCTTCTTGCGCGAGACTTGGTTTCAGTTCAACCTATGAGCCTGTCAGGAAAATTGTCATTTTTGGATTACACATATGGCTCAATAGCCACCAGTTCCTTGTCGAGATCCGCCGGGGGTCCTTTGCTGGCCAGCGGCTCCACTTCCCTTCTTAACTCCGGCTCTTTGGGTCCTTGGATGGGCATTCGCCTTGACCTTCCTTAGCTCATTATTCGCATCATAAGGATTAAGCGGATTATCATCAATCTCTGGCTCTTCGTCATTATTGAATGGCAAAGAATCTTGAGTTTTCATTACCTTATCAAGATGTTCATGCCATTCAAGCAAATTGCGGATATATTGACGAAGATTATTCATATTAGTATGGGCTATCAACCAATTTGGGTTCTAAGTATCTTTCAGGGCTTGCATTGCCACGAGCATTCTTCCCCGCTGTGGTAATCATCATAGAACCTCTTTTGTTCACTTTAATTAGTTTCTTCGACAAAAGAGATTGAACAATTGGATTGTCTGAGCTATAAGGGCCAAGATTATTGTCTTCAAAATATTGTTTTCTATATCCTCCCTTAATTCCTCCAAGAATTGCCAATACTTTTCTTTCTTGATCAGAAACCTCTTCAGTACCTGGAAGCATTTTTTCCATATTATCTGGACGAACACGAATACGGGCAAAAGCACCTCGGCCTCCTGTTGAACCCAAAATTACGGCCCCATTTAGAGGAATGGGATATTCATCTTTGTCGTGCTCAACTTGTTTTTTTTCAAATGGATTTGCTCCGCCCCAAGACCCCATATGAGTTTTGCTTTGTCCTGTTTCCATGTCCATTACAATCACAAAACCTCGATTGCCTTTAGAGGCTCCACCACCTTCGCTTGGGCTGTATGTCTCTCCAGACTCAACTTCAATGTCAGGACTCTTGTATCCAACTGAAGACAATGCTTGGATCATCGCAGGCGGAAGATCCCTTAAGGGAACATGAATGCCACCTCGTATCTCCTTTAATATTTGAGAAACATATTTACGAAGATTATTCATGTTGCCTCACTCGTTTATATTTTCAAGGGCTTCATCAATTAATCCAAAAATTTCATATAACGACATTTCTTCTTGAGGCTCTTCTCTCTTTTCTCTTTGAGATGGTTGAACCGTTGGAAGAATCTTTTGTTTTTTGCGTCTTCCTCTCTTTTTAGGCTGCGGAACAGGGGGAGGATTACCTGCCTCAATCATGCCAGCAAGCTCTCTCATAGCGTTTTCAAAGCGACCCCAAGCTTCCATAGCAGCATCACCCCTTCTATGAGCCATTTTTAGATTATAACGAACGTCAGCAAGCTGAGCCCTTTCACTTTTTGTCAAAACCTTGGCAATTGATGCGCTGGATTTTCCAAGATATCTTTGCGTAATCGCATTCATGTCTCTAGACATCTGCTTTGGATTATAATTCTGCTCTGCCGAATCTGCCAATTCACGAATTCGTTGAACAAATTCATTCCTTCGATCATTCCGATTCAATTGAATCGGTTCTTCTTCCTCTTGTGGCATCATTCCTTTCAATGATTCTGCCGCTTTCTTTAGCGCAATGAAGACTGGGATATTTCCATCTTTTTGAGCCAGCTGCATAACTTGCTCAATAATGTCAAGCTGATCAGAAACTTCATCAGAACCCAAATTGCCAGCTTCTGACATATCTTGAGCAATTCCTGCAACATATGCTTTTTCATCCAATCCAGGATATTCGCTTGCCAAATATTCTGCAAATGACTGATAACGACCTAGAATTGGGTTTTTATATTCAATGAGAAGAAATTGGTAATCCCAAATAGACTCATTCAATTCCTTGGACTCTTTTAGTTTTTTTCCATAAACGGAATATTTTTCAAAAAACTTTTTATAAACTTCTTCAACTGCATCAACCTCTGCAAGATCTAAAGGATCTTCAGACTTTTTCTTCATCTTGATATAAGTTGGATCATTTTCATAAACGGTATAACCCGATGGGTGTCCGTCCATTTCGCTATTTTGAAGATTTGCACGAGCTAAGCCGCCAGGCTCAGCTGGAACACTTGGATGCATTTGCTCAGGATCTGTCGCTCCGCTATCATATCCGCTTTTTGCCCCCCAATCCTTAAACCGAATATAATTCCCATCAGTTTGCCCGGTCCTTCTGTGCGGCCAAGCATCTCCTTCCGTTTTCCCCTCCAAGGCTTCGCTCAAGGAATCCCTCGATTTATTAATTGCAGGTTCTACTTTAGTAACATCTCTCCAAAATAGATCCTCTTTATCGGGTCCAGTCCATTGAATAACATTTCCTTCTGGCTCATCAAAAACAACAGTAATAGTGTGATCATCTGCGGTGACTACTTGTCCTTCAGCTCCAGCAGGGATTTTAACAGGATAATAATCTTTTCCACCTTGTTGACGATAAACTTGTCCAACGGATCTCACAAGCATACCCTTATGAATCTGTAAATCATCGTCCATCAATTCTCCAGGCAAATCATTTCCCTCTTTATCAAATTCTCCCATTTCACTTAGAGACTCTTTGGATGGCTCATTAGCTTTCCAGTTCCATTTAGGATCTTCTGGACCTTCTTGCATATACCATTTGCTCATGGTATCATCTGTATTTTTAAATGGATTGACGTGCTCTCTTTGAACTCCATCATAGGCTTCAAATCCTGGCCCAATTCCTCCTTGAACCGCAAATTCTCCATTATTAAGCATTGCTTGAAATCTTTCTTCTTTTTCAATCATTTGATCATCAGCGAGAGCCCTAAATCGTTCAACTTCAGAGATTTCTTGAGCTGGACCTTCCCCCAAAGCCCAATCAAGCATTTCTCCCTCAAAAACTGGAGGTTCATATCCGGAATCCCGAAATCCCATACCATAACCACCCATGGCGGAGCCACCTGCTGACAAAGCGTCAATGTCAATATCGTTCCATCCGTCACTTCCCCTGTGGCTTTCGTATTGGGCCGTGCCTTTATTGGCCGGTCCCATAACTCCTGCTCCAACCAACCCAAGCATCATCCCTTCTTCCAATGACGTCATTGGTTTTTCTTTCTCAATCTCTCCTTCCCATGCTTCAGGATCTTTAGTTTCCCCAATTAACTCCAAAAAACGATCTTCATCAGACTCTATGACGGAGACATTCTCTGAAAACATCTCTACATCATCTTCTAATTGCTTTTCGTAAGACTCTACGACATGATCTCTTGTGTCGTCAAAATCGTCTTCTTCAATCAATCCTGCAAGCATTTCAATGCGCTTATTATCCATAATAAACCTCTACCATATAAGTAGCCATTATATCTGTAAATTACAGGATTAAGAACTAATGTGGCTAAATCAACTCTAAAGCGCTAATAAAAGATCTCTTTTCTGGAAGTTTCACTAATATATTCAATTTTCCTTGAAACACTCTCTTTAATGGAAAGTGGAGTCCATCAATTTTTACTTTTTTAATATTTGGGATCAAACCATCATGATAATGATAAACATCCTCTAGGAATTCTTCCGACACCAAAACAATGAAACCATCATAGTCAATATCGATTTGGTTTTCATCTAGACATTTTTTAATATAGCCATTTTCACTATCCAAATCAATTACTGTTTCAAATCTAATATGTTTGCCATGAATGGGTGGAGAATCGTGCTTTTCAGGATGATCTGAATTGCAACTACTCATTATGATCTTTAAATCACAAGGAATAGCCTCTTCTGGCTCTGTCATTTGTTCAAGCTTCATGTTAAGTCCGCATTATCAGTGATTCTTTCTGTGATTTTGCGTCCCTTTTCTGTTGCTGCATCAATTTCCTCTAACCCAAATGCAACACGAACTTTATTAAGGGTATCTGTATCTAAGACTTTCTTTGCGTGATTATAATCAAAATAGATGTGAATATCCATATTACAAATAGGAACATCTTCCCCGCTTGGTCCTGGCTCAAATTCTCCTGTTTGCTTAAATTCAAACATAAACAACTTGTCAGGCATCTCCTGATCTACAGGGATCTCTATATGTGGTATATTGGAATTTTCAGCATAAACTATATCAAAATTCCAATTGGTTTTCTTATTATTTTTCATATGTGACTCCATGCCCTTTTTGTTCTTATATTGTATACTATTGTTCTACTAACATTAAATAAATAGATGCCAGAAATCATGTGGAATTACAATTCATTATCTCGGCCCAATAAATGATTTCGTGCTTTAATCGCTTTTTCAGCGTGTTTTCTTTTTAAGGATTGAAAATCTCTTAATGTTCCTTCCCACGTTTCTATCAGTTCTGGTGTTGAATATTCTTCTTTATGGAGATAAATAACGCCAATTGCATTATCAAGAATATCTTTTACCTTCTCCCAAGAATGATAAATTTCTTCAGGATCACTATCCTCCAAATAATCTCTTATTTTTTGGTATATTGGGTACAATCCTTTAATAAATTCAATTTTCTCACCCTCATATTGAAGATCTTCAAAAATAAATTTACGAAGCATGTTCATTTTATCATTTTAAGCCCTTGCAAATAATATTGTGCCAATTCATGACTTTTCCCGCCAGGCAATTGCTTGATCTTGTCGCCAATAATCTTTTTCGCCTGATCTTTGATTGCTTTCTTTGTTCCTTTTACAGCAAGCTTAGCAACATTTTTTACACTTTCTTGATCTCCAGCCTTTCGTGCAATCTTTTCAAACTTTCCCTTCGTCATTTGATTAAGCTTCTGAGTGTCTTCCAAATCCAAAGCGTCATGTGTCATTGACACAAATCCATGAACCCAATTTTTAACATAAGATTCGGCATCTTTTTGCATAGATTTGGCGATGGGACTTTGTTCAACTCTTTGTTTTATCTCAGGTCCCTTGAAAATATTTTTAATAGCACTAAAAGCCCTTTTCAGCATCTCTATCTCATGAAGCATCTCGGCTTCTGTTAAAACTATTCCAGACCTTTCATAGTGAGCCTTGAATTGGTATCGAGAGCTTCCTGGTCCACTTGTTTTGCTTGTGGCAAAATGTGTTTTTGGCTCTCTCCACCAACGACCCATTTTCGTTTTAGGCGTAGAATAGTCCAAGGCTGGAATTGATTTTGGAGAAGGAGAAGTTGGACCACCATGCATCCGACCATAGTGCTTAACAACTTTTGAATATTCTCTTGCTTTATCTGTTAGATCTTTTGTTGTTCCTGCACTAATAATGTCAATCAATGTAAGTGCTGTATCTGGTGCGTCTCTCAAAAATCTCCCCGCAATGAAATTGTAAGGAGAAGCTAAAAATCCCATCAATGCAGCATCGCCCGTAAACAAATGTGATTCCGTTCGACCAAATACATCTTTGTACTTTTCCTTGATCGCCTCAAGCCTTTGACTCTCTTCTTCGTCATAAGCTTCATAATCGGAAATATAACCAGGCAAAACTAAAGAGATAATGTCTTCTGCAAGATACCCTGCAATTTTTTGAAGTTTACTTGAAAATTTTTCAGCAAATGATGCAGTTGTCTTTAAAGGATCAATAAAAGCATTCCAAATATCTTTGAAAAAATCCTCGGAAGCTCCATAGCCATATCCTCCCATGCCTCCGCCGCCACCTCCGCCATAGCCTCCATAGCCTCCGTCTCCACCTCCGTCTCCATCTTCGCTTATTAAACGAACATATTCACGAAGCATTTTATGTTGCCTTTTGTTAAGGTCCCCAGACATAGTAATAAGTATCTATTACTTGCTCATATTCCTATTGATAATATTTTTGGCATATTGGATAACAGATTTCTGATAATGATGCATCTCTGGCAATTCATTCACAGAAAACCATCGAGCTTCTTTAATTTCTCCCCCGTCGACCTGAATTCCGTGTTGAGGATTCAGTTGCTTTGCCAAGAAAATATGAACAGTTTTGTTTTCTCTTTTATTTGAAGTAAATGTTGGAGGCAATTCGTAAAGCAAACGAGGAATAACTCCTGTTTCTTCCCATGTTTCTCGCACTGCCGCCTCTTCAATAGACTCATTCAACTCACAATGACCCTTTGGAAGACCCCATTGCTCATTCAAAGGATGGCGAATGAATAAAAATTGAATTTCTCCAACTTCATTCATTCGGAAAACAATCGTTCCAGCACAAGTCACATCTTTCTTTCGTGTTGCCATCTCTATACTGTATAACTATTATACAAGGAATAGACATGGACATAGCAATTTATCCGATTTCTGGAAAGCCTTACCACAAAGGTCACCACAATGTTGTTTTAAAAGCACTAAATGAAAATGATGTTGTAATATTAATAGTTTCATTAAAAGATCGAGATAACATATCAGGAGCTTCAATGGCAAAAATTTGGAAAGATCTAATCCTTCCAAAAATGCCAGAAAATGTCAAAACTGTATTCCTAATGTCCTCTCCAATTAAGCATGTCTTTGAGATATTACAAAAAGCCGAATCCGAAATGCAACACAATACATTCCGGATCTATAGTGACGAAAACGATATTCAAACTTATAAAAATATTGAATCTCATTATCCATTTTTGTGTTCAAAAAACTACATAAATCTTAGAACATGTAATCGACAAGATATTGCCGATATAAGTGGCACAAAAATGAGAGAATATCTAAAAAATGGAGATCGAGAGTCTTTTATCAAATGGCTTCCAAACATCATTGACGGAGAAGAAGTCTTTAATATTTTATCCTGCAAAAATATAGTATGACAATGGTTTATTTTGAGGATTTTCAATCCTTTTTTGTTTCCCATATTTTACGGTCGAAATCACTTTATTCATAGGACCAAAGGCTCCTGTTATTTTATAAAGATTTTCTCGATACATGAAAACCAAACCTTCCATTGTAACATTCCCGTCCCCAATCTTTGGAATCGCCTGATCTACAAGCTTGCTCTCTTCTTCCATACGCAATGTATGACAAGATTGTTCAAATAGTTTTTGTATTCTTTTGGATTCCTTCTCAATGTCATCAATATGATCAGACTTGACTCCATTCAATATCCTTGTTGAAAACTGGTGAATTGTATTTTCGATAGGAGATAAAAGTTTCGTAATGACCTTTTTTTCTTCAGAAACCATATACTTCGTTTGATCAAGCAAAAGTCGATCAAGACTTTTGTATATTTCTTTTAAAGTTGGAGCGCCTATTAATTTAACCAAGCGTCGTGCAACACCAATTTTTGTTTGTTGAGGAACAATTGGAAACCTCTGCATATCCTCAATCAATCTCTTATAAAGGAAATCCCTAATTCTAACATTTTCTTTCACATTTGCCGCTAAACAAATTGCATCAAGTTTTTGGCACGCATTATTTATTGCTGATTCTTTTATTGGTTTTATTTTGAATAATTTTGGTCCACAAATGTTCCAATCATCAACATTGTTGTTGATTTTGTCTATAAGCATGTCCAGAACTTCTAAATTTCGATGAAGATTTGTTTGTATTGGCTCCCCATCAAAACTAAAAAGCATTGGCCCATATTTGTGAAAACAGATTACTTTATGATCGTAATAAATGGTGTTAGGAAGTTCTGGATTCAAGACTTCTATTGAGAACCATATTCCTCCCGTGTTTCCAAACAACTCTCTTTTATAATTGTATGCAAGCGGTCTCAACGCCTTGTCTAGAGCATCATAGGCTTGGATAAAAGACTTCTCAACATTAGGACGGTCTCCAAACTTAAGAGACAAACCATACCGATCCAGCCCTCTATCTTTTACGTTTTGTTTGTTTCTCGCAACCTTTAATTTGTCTTCTTCAAAATCCCATGTAATGTAGAGATTTTGACCGTCAAACTTTTCATAAGTCTCAAGTTTTCCAGATCCGAGATCTCGAAATACTTGTTTTATGTCACGAAATCTCAAGTCATGGTCTTCGTAAAGGTGGTTGATATGGCCCCATAACCCAGGCATTATTCCACAATTCCATAACCTTTTGAGATTGCGTTTTCAATAGAGTTTCGGAAAAAAGAAACAATTTCGGAGTCTGTAACATCTTCGTCCGGACCCTTATTATAAGCCTCACGAATTTTGGTCAACAATTCTTCATTATACTCTATTTCAATGTCATTTCTTTTGATCTTCATAGCTTATAAGTTTATCATATCTTAGCCCAATATTGTTTTGATATATGCTCTGAACTCTTCTTTTTTAGATTCGTTACTTGGGCCAACTTGAATTGGTGCTGTTGTGTCTTCTTGGCCACGTGTAGATGATGTTCGTAATGCGGCTCTTTGAGCTTGCGTTGGTTGTGGAGGTCTTCTTTCTCTACGTTCACGATCTGTAGCATCAATATTCACATTCTCATCACCAAGATCTGGCGCTTCTTTGGCCGCTTTTCCGCTTGTTACGTCTCGAATAGCAGACATAAATGTAGCCAATGCTAGTCTTTCAGAATCGCTTAATTGATCTTCAAAATACTTTCTAAGCTCTGAAGAGATATCAGCTTCCTTGAAAGATCGGCCTGCACGAATCATATTAAGTGTTGCGATTAATCCATCTGAAGTCACCTCTCCTAATTCTAGTGTCAATGGGGTTGGACGAACTTCGACCCTATCTTCTTGCGGAGGCTCTTCCATTTGTGGCTCTTCGGCTGGTTGTTCTGGCTCTTCGTCTTCATCTCCTTCATCTCCACCAAATATATCGTCTTCACCCCCTTTATCTCCTGCATCTCCGCCCTCTTCCTCTCCGCCTTCTTCATCATCTCCAAAAATTGGATCGGCCTCATTGAGAGATTCTCTACTTTCTTCTTCATAAGCTTTTCGCACAGCTTCTTCAGCAAGCACCTTAAAATAAAGAGCAAGGTCCTTCTTTGCGGTTATCAATGGTCTTTTATTGCTCATTTATCGTCTCCCATATTTTGTACGATTACCTGGGCGTTCTCTGTATCGATCACTAATTTTACGACCATATTCTCCCTCTCCATCGCTCTCAACAATTCTATTTTTATCTTGTTCAGACTTCTCAATTTCATCCATAAATTTATCGAATGTCATTTCCTTATCGAAATCTTCACCTTGTTCAATTACAAATCTGTCGCCCATAGTAGTATCTCCTATGCCTATAAGTATGTGATTGCAATCATAGATCCTGGATTAATAAGATCCTGTTCTATGCCCATTTTGATTATATCTTTATTTTTTAGTATTAATTCCAAAATCTTGGTGTTTCCAACAAATATAGACGCATTATCAAAAGATGCCATATTTTTTGCAAAATCAATTACGTCACTTGTCTTAACCAAAACCCTGAATTGGTACTCAAAATCATTCAAATCTCCTAAAGAGCGAATATTATATCTTTCGCATATGCCTGTAATTGTTGTTTCATTGCACGAAAAACAAATTGTAATAAGAGGTTCCTTTTCAGGATCCTCTTTCTCTGTTTTTTGATCAAAAAATTGAGATTCATCAATAGAGTCGGCAATTTCTTTACTTACAAATAATCCATTATCTTCCATGACTTGGATTATATCATATTATTCTTCGTCAACTCGTGGTTGCATTCTTTCTTCATCAACCCTGTCAATCGCTTTGTCAATTAGGTTTCTCAATCTTGCATAAAACCATTCTGTTTCTGATTCTGGAACCATTTCAGATAACTGCCTCATGGCCATTCCTAGTTCATGAGGATTCCCAGGAACCCATTCTGGATCATTGATTGGCAATTCTTCATCCGAAACCTGAGTTTCGGACTTGGGGCTTATAATCGCTGGTTCCATCTCAATCGTCGGCTCATTAACAACAGCAGGACGACTATCTTCAGATTTCCACTCTTTTAGTTTCTTGTCTGATAATCCATCAATAATAGCCTCAAGATATTTTTTCTTAATTTTAATCATTGTTCTTCTTTATTCGCAAATAATTCTTGTTGACCATGAAGTTGCTCCTGAACTCTTGTCCAACGACGTCCAAAATATAATCCTATAAGGGGTATCAGAACTGTTGTAGCGAATCCCATGTCAAATGATCTAAATGCAACTGCATAAGTCGCAATGCTTAGTGTTTCTATGGCGCCCAGTCCCGCAAGCATAAGAGAGAAAAAAAAGGCAATAAGCATTAAAGTTAGTGCAGCATCTTTTCCTCCTTTGCTATTTTTTATCATCCACCAATTGTCTTTCATTATTAATGCTCCGAAACCGCCATAAAACAGCAGCTTTGTCTTCATAATAATTATGTTCAAGAATCACTAATGACAAAATCAATTCGAAACATTGTCCACTCATTGATTGGAGAATGACGAACCTTAATAATTAAGGATTCGGTTTCTGTTGATGCATTTTCAATAGACCAATCAAAATCGTAATCCTCTTGTATGCAAATCAGCTCTCCTTTAAGAAAGTCGCATGCCTCATTTGTAGTCATTAATGCAAGCAAAGACTGAACTTCATTCAGCATTTGACGTACAGCTTTGACTTGTTTTGGTGAACAATCAATGTTTTCTAAATAAACAATATCATCTAATTTCATATGTTCCTGTTATATTCATAAATCGCCATTGACGCCGCAATTGCAACATTGTGACTATGAGGCATTCCATCAACTGGAATTTCGACAATGTGATCAGATATATCCAATATGTCTTCGCTTATTCCTTTTCTTTCGTTTCCGAGAACAAGCACTGATTTTTTAGGCCATTTAAATGTATAAATCTCTTTAGAATTTTTGGCCTGCTCTAAAGAGATAATTGAATATCCTAATTTTTTCAAATCCTTGAGCGGATGTAATAAAGATCTGTGAAATTCAACAGGGATATTATAATCCCTAGCAATGTCTTTTACTAATTTGTTATTTCCTGTAAGGATCAACAATTCTAAACCAAAACACGAAGAAACTCGTGCTATTGTTGAAATATTGACGTTACTCTTCATTGGCGAACAAGCGATAATCATCCTACAATATGTCTCCACAAAGTTCGTAATTTGTTCTTTTTTGGTTTTTCTTCTTCTTTTGGATTACAAAGATTGCAATATGGAAGATTGCACTTATCTTCTTTGGAAGGAAAATTGTGCAAACCTAAATGGCTTGGATCTTCATCGAAAAATCCAACAACCCACCATTTTTCTCCACCATAGAACTCTACCATAAGAATTTTGTTTGAAATCGAAAAGCAATGAAAACTATGAAATTTATCATGTTTCCACTTCGTAATCCAATCAATTTCTAACAACTCTTCAAGAGTTTCAAATTCAGATACTCGTTGGTTATGGCCTCCAATATATTGCGTAATTTTCATTACGTCCCATCCACAACAACAACAGAAGGCTGTTGTCTTACTTCCCGAACAATAAAAGCACCTGCAATTGAAAGGGCGATTCCTCCAGCAATTCCCCCAAGCAACCACCACACAATTCTTTTTTCTTTTTTGGCCATTTTTGTGCTTTCAGCTTCCAGAAACTTAATATGATCATTTTTTAATGCAATTCGTTCTTCTGAACTTTGCTTGAGTGCATCATGTGACGCTTGAAGGTTGTCCAACTTCAGCTGAAACTGCGCCTTTTCCTTTTCAACAGCTTTTTCTGTCTCGATCATGCATTGCTCATCAGCATGCTCAATATCTACTAAAATCTTTGCTGCTGCGTCAGGATTGAAAAGCGTTCCATCAAATGGAGCCTTATCCCCTTTTTTCATAGGAGAGATTTTTGGATCGAATTGGGCTGCACCCATTGACACATGCTCTGGCGGAGAAGCATGCGCCGGAAATGAAACCAAAAAGAATGAAATTAACGTAACAAACGAAATTATTTGCCTTATAACCATCCGCGTCTCTTCTTTCTTGCAGAATTTCTAACTTTAAAGAATCTCTTCCTCTTCTTCATAAGCCTTTCAGCCTCTTGAGGATCTACATTCTCTATTGTCAATAATTTTACTTTACTCATAATAGATTTTATCACATATTAGTCAGGAATAACAACTTCAAATCCTGTAACCTCAGCAATTTTTGCTGTAATTTCATCAGGATCGCTATCTTTCAATATTTTCTCAATTTCTTTCTTCTTTTTCTTGTCTAATTCTTTCTGCTCGGCTTCATATCTTTCTTCGATAATCTCCATAGCTAAATGGAATTTATTTAATGCTCTTTCTCTATTTTTTATTTCGTCTTCGTGAGCATCTTCTAAAATATCAACCTCTTTTTGGTGCATCTCTTGCCTCTTTTTAAGAATCTCCAAAAGAGACTTAGAAACGCCAGGAGAGATAACTAAAAAAACAATTATTCCAAGAATAATCATTGGCACATACCAATAAGCCCTAATCCAAGCCCAAATTTTTCTAATTGCTAAAATCATTATTCTTCTCCAAATGGATTCTCTCGGCTTAATGCCTCAAAAATGTCTTCTTCATCAGACTTCGATGCCTTCATTATTTTTTTGTTCTCTTTGTCAATTTTGTATTTATTTAAGATCTTGATAAGATAAGGATCTTCAGCAATTATTGCATTAGCTAAGAATTCAAAAATTTCCTGTAAAGATAAGTCCATTCGATATGCAATGGCTCTCAGGTCATTTTTTGTTCTCGTAAATAGTTTTACATGAAGATGTTTTCTCAAATCAAAATCATGATTTCTTCTTAAGTCTGGATCCTTCAGATATTTCGCCTTAACCATGACTCTATTATATCATGCAATTGGTCCAGCGGATCCGCCAGGCGGAGGCATTGGAAGCTCTCTTTCTTCTTCCTCTCCGTCTTCACCATAGGCTATGCCGAATTGTCTGTCAAGAATGTCTTCAAATTCCTCAATTACTTCTAATGGGTAACCATTTTTTAATAAGTTTATTGCGCGTTGAATTATGACAGGTCTTATGTTTAATAGATTTTCAAAATTCTCATGCAAATTAGCAACTTTTTCTGCAAATATATCAATATTGATTTTTTGCTCACGAGGATCGGCAGGCTGATCCGCTTTCATTTGATCATCACCAACCGTCATATCTCCCGGGTCTTCCCCTTCAGGATCTTCTTCAAGCAACAACGCAAAATGCTCATCCAATAAAGCTGTTTCTCCTAAATCATCTTCCATAGACGCATCTTGCTGATAACGCAGGAAAAGAGAATCTAGTTGACTATCCACACTATTCGGAGAAAGTCTCATTGTTTCTTCTTTTAGAACCTCTAACATAAAAGATTCTAAAAATTTATCTACATTTATAGCCATCCTTGCCCTTCTCCACTTATTGCTTGATTTATTAAGTCAGCTCTTTTGAAACGATGCTCAATAACATTCCAATTTAACTCTTTCATCATAGCAACAATATAGTCTTTTTTGTTATTTAGATAGTCTCGTCTTGCGTGCTCCCACATATCCAAAACGATTACAGGATATGCTCCAACAGGAACATGGCAATCATGCCCATCCACAATAAAGTTGATGTAACGCTTTAGATAGGTGCTAAAAGCCGTGACAACCCATCCTCCATTCTTCGCACTCATCCCGCAAGCAATAAAATCACGTTGCCAATCATTAAATGTGCCAAAATCTCGATTTAAGCGCATATGAGCAAAACTATCCATTCCAATTTCAGAATAGGGATCGCTTATGTTTGAAAAATATAGCTCATGCAAATAAACCGCATTTATCATATATTGTTCATTAATTTTGACATTTCTATATTGACTATTTATATTTGCAGACATTCTATCTGCAATATCCATTTCAGCACTTAATGCATTGAAATTTTCCACATAACCATTATAAAGCTCTTTATGCGCTTCTTTGGTTTTAGTAAGAATCATCTCTGTATTCAAATCATAAATTTTAGGCTGAGCAACATAAGCTTCATTTAAATTTTCGTCCAAGCCTAAACTGTCTCTAATAATTTTTTTAACTTCACCTTTGTTCATAATTTATCCCAATTTATATTCGTCCATTAGCTCTTGATAACTAACCTTAAAAAGATAGTTTTCTGGGCTCGATATGTCCATTATTTGATTTTCTACATCATTGACTGCAACATAATAATCTAATCCAGAATCTTTGTGAGCTAAACGAATTCCAGATCCCAAAGTTTGAATAATATCCAAAGTCAGGTTTTCTGGCTTTTTCTTTTTGGTTGGTTCCCGAGATTCTGGATCCGGTTCTTCTTCTTCTCCACCATCTTCTTCTTGTGGCTCTTCCAATTCAATTCCTTGCTTTTCACAAAAATCTTTCAATTTTCGTTCGAACTCTTTGCGAACAAGAGTCACCACATCTCTATCTGTGATAACAGGATTGACCATATAAAACCTCTTCTATATATCATAAGTATTCATTTGAAAAATAAACAATGTCTATGGATTGCGCGATTGAAGACAATACTTATTCATTGTGGGATTAAGGGTAAAATATCTTCAATTTATTGAAAATTGTGTTGAAAAAGCGAATTTAGATGGAGACAACCTAACAATAGTTGAACTTGGAAATCAACATATGCGTAATTCTGATAATATGTTATCTTTTTACAAAGAAAAAGGCATAAAAAAACCAAAAAGAACTGGCAAGGAATACTTCCAAGCCTGCGGATATGACCACACATCAATTGACTTAAATGGAAGTGACAAAGCTTTGCGAGAAGACCTCTCCAAAGAGATTAAGAATAAAAAACTATTAAATAATTTCGATGTTCTTACAAATTGCGGAACATCAGAACATGTCAAAAATCAATATGAATGCTTTAAGAATTGCCATAATTTATGTAATGAAAATTCTGTCATGATTCATATTGTGCCACAACTCGGTAGCTGGAAGAAACATGGCGATTTCTTTTATAGAAATCAATTTTTTGAAATACTAGCAAAATATTGCCATTATGAAATTATTGACAATACAGTTATTGGCAAACCTCCAACTGCACTTGTAAGCGTTGGCCTTAAAAAAACAAAAAACGCAGAATTTGTAAGCAAAGAAAAATTTCAAGAACTTTTTACAAAAAACGAATCAAAGTCCAGCTAATTTTGCCCAACGACTGCGACTGAGTTCTTTTTCTTTTTCATCGAACGTCATGTTGGCCAGCAGATCAAACGAATCTCGGTTTGTGGTTTGATATTTCGACATTCCACCATTTACTTTCTTTGCAGCCAGTTTTTTTATGCTATCTTCTAGCATTTTAGTCCTCATTTCTATGCAAATGTTATCTAAATTCATATAAGCATTATATCGCATTTTCTTCAAATGGTATCGGGATAAATATGCTACGAGGATTTTGAAGCGTTTCAAAGCCAGCGGCATTCTTATGACCGCCTCCGCCAAATAGTTTAGCAATAGCTGAAACATCAGTTTCCCCTTCAGATCGAAGAGAAACAATAGACTTTCCTGAATCTATAAACATAGACCACGCAATAGCAATATCAAACCCATGGATATTTGTTCTTAACAAATGGTGGCATAAATCTGACACGATAACAGGAGAAGAGTCATTAACTGACATAGCATTGTATTCGGATCCATCTGGGGCCAGAATACGAACAGGAACAGCCTTCTTCGCCGCAATCTCAACCAACTTTTTCTTAAATCTAAGAATTGCTCTCCCTTCTCCCATAAAAGCTTGAAGCTGACTCTCAGAACCATCCAAGTCATTAATCCAGTCCAAATTTTCAAAAGACAGTTCCCAACTATCCATAGATGCGAGAAATTCTTTAGAATTATGGACATTCCATTTCCAAATATCCCGATCTTCGATGCACCTAATCATAAAAGGGGCTTCGTATCCTGGGTTCATGAAATCCCAAGCCATCCGCGCTCCAGAACGACCCATATCAAAGACGTAATCACAATCAATTTTACCATCCAGATTTTCAACCGCAGTTTTATGATGATCTAAAATGAGCATCTTATTTGCTCTTCTGTTCAATTCATTGATAAAATTTGGGTCCTTGTAGGCGAAATCAACCATCAGAACATTTTTTCCATCTACTTCTGGTAACTTTTCTGAGCCATAGCTGGCAAAAAAGAACTTACAGTTGGGATTGTCCCTCCACACACACCAAGCTGCTCCCCATCCATCTGGACAATTAGAATGAGCGATCACATAATTTATTTCGTGAGGTTGCATGTCGCGCACCATATCATAGTCATTAATCAATGTCAACCGAATATTTATAATCGTGGAAGACCAACTAAGACAATTTGTTAGGTCAATAATTCAAGAAAAAGGACCAATTGTTTCTAGAGAATATAAAGCCTACAAGGGGTCTAAGAAGGCTGGCGCAGACGATCCTGAAGCGATGGCTGCGGCTGCCACAATTGCAATTAAAGGGAAGCCTGCCAGCAAAGACGAATAATGTTATTACGTGAATACATACGCTCCGTTTTGCTTGAAAGGCGAGAATATGACATTTCCACAGAAGGAACGAGCTATTCTGAGAATCAAATAAAGAAATTTATCAAATTCGCAGCCAATGAACTCAAATTAAAAGAAGTTCCAAAAATTGAGATTGTTCAACGCATCCCGAAAGGCACAACAGGAGCATATCACTTTGGCGGAGAATCAAAAAAGATCCAGGTTCGTGGCAATGGACGAAAACTCGTTGATATTTTGAGAAGCTTGGCGCACGAACTTGTTCACCACAAACAAAAAGAACAAAAAAGACTTCGCAAGATAAGTAAATCCGGCATTGGCGGAAAGATTGAAGACGAAGCAAATGCCAAAGCTGGACAACTTATCAAAAAATATGGAAAAACGTATAAGCGACTATATAGCGCCTAATATTATCCATATTTTTGTAGAATCCAATGATTCCAAATAGTGTCTTTATAAGAAACTTTGTGACTTATAGACCCCGTTCCCTGGATAAATTCATCTATTCCAAAGATTTCAAGTCAGAAACTCTTTCTTGTAAATCTTTTATTCTCTTTACTAACTCTAAAACTGGATCATGGAATACGATACCATTAGATTTCTCTCTTGGTCGATCATTGAAAGGCTTAATGGTCATTATCTCTCCCCATTGTGAAAAACTCTGGCTTAGAATGCGCTCCATCAAACACAACAACCATTGAAGGAAAAGGAGCAGGAGCTTCTCCCTCAATCATCTTATTCTTGAATTTCAATCTTCCTTTCACGAAATGAACCTCTTTGGCTCGCATGCAAAACTTATGAAAAAATTGAGTATCCGTTCTTGACGGGATTAATACCACAACAATTGTGTTTTCTTTACACCCTTCATCAAATGCTTTCTCAACCCATTTTCCAATTTTGCGTCCATAAGGCGGGTTCAAGAAAACAATATTGTTGCTCCAATCTTTATTTAATGCATCATCTTCTATTGAAAAGAAGTTATCACATTTTGCATTATCTTTTGTCGCTGCCGCATCAAGAGTAAACTGAAATCGATCATTCAATGAATTAAAAAATAAGTCGCCTGTTTCCCATTCATTGCTTTTGGATGAGAACATTGTCGCTTGTGTTGCTTTGTCCATTCTCTAGCCTGTATTCAATATGCTATCAGACTCAATCTTAAGTTTGCTTCTTTCTTTTGTCTCCACTCTACGAGTAACTTTAGTAAAAGGTCCATTTAGATGGCGCACAGCCTGATAAGCATAAAATTGGGCACCATCCTGCCTTCTAAGATGCGCCACCTTTGTTATCTCGTCTTCTCTTCCTGGCACCAAATCATTGTACTTTGTAATCAAAGTTGTCCTTTCACTTCGAACCCCTTTAATACCAAGAGGGTTTGGGAAAACAAACATTGGCCTTTGTCTGTCCATCCCATCACCATAAGACCCAAGATCAATCTTTTTTTCACGAATACCTGTTGCCTCAAGATACAAATCAAAATCAGCATTAATGAAATCGCCATCAACCATCATCATTGAGCCAATTTCATAAAACTCTTTATCAACCAAAATCAATTGAGCAAACAAATAATAACAAGGAATTGTGCGATCTTCTCCAGATACTTCGACAACAACTTGCCCACAAGGCGGCGTGCTATTGAAGTTTATATCCCCAGATTTCGACTTGGAAGTTTTTACCTCCAATCCAAACAATCCATGAACGGAATCATTAACTCCAAAATGAAAGAATGCAAGATCAGGACAAACATGCGGTGGTGCTACAACATGAAAAACATCAACAAAAACATTGTCATGCAAATATTCAACAAATGGATCCGAAACTACAGAAGATTTCGCAGGAAGCTTAAATCTCTTTTTTGAACCGTCTTCTGTAAAAAAATGAGAACAAATACTATAAAAAACATTTGGAATGTGCGCTGACATGAACCTCCATTAACGGGTTAACAAATTTTTGTTGTTTTTGAACTAAACACATCATTGAACAAGTGCGTGCTCCATCCTCGTTCGGCCGGTGTTCCCCTATCTGGTGTAACTTTAGTAAAAAACCCCTGAACTTTATCTTGAATTCCAAATGTCAAATCAGGATCTGTATTTCCATTAATTGGATCGTAATACTCAAGCGCGCCATCAATGTAAGAAATAATCACATTAGCATCTTCTTCCATTTTTACCTTCTTTTTGATGATTTTGTCTAATTCGTCAAAATCTTCTCCTTTGATCTCTTTAATGTGATCTCGGATAATAAGCGCCTGTTCTTTTGTCAAAGGCTTGTCATTATTTCTAATTTCAAAAAAGCCCTGTAACCAATATAAAAATTCTATATTATTCATTTTATTGCTCCATGAGGCAATCCTTCATGATAGCCTGCCATTGTTTGAGTCTTGTACCGAGCATTTCTCCAAAGTTCGTCAAATGTTCTTGCATTGGAATAGCTCATTCCTGATCGAACTCCCGCCACCAACTCCCCCACAATCTCTTCAACTGTGCCGCCCTCAGACATTCTTGTATGAGTACCCTCGGAAGCGACCTGTCCACGAGCAGGATCCGCCGCAGAACCCTTATAAAACTTTTGTCCATTCGTTGCAGGCGCGGCCGACTCTTTGGCCGGCGCAAGCAAACCGCCAATCATCACCATATTCGCTCCTGCAACAATAGATTTAACAATATCTCCAGAGTAACGAATGCCACCATCTGCAACAAGCAATTTCTCTTCAGCATCTGTCCAATATGCACAATCTTGAATGGCAGAAAATTGTGGAACTCCATGACCTGTTACAGTCCTTGTTGTGCAGACAGAATTATGTACAATGCAATTGTTGGCAATAAAACTGTGAGTTGGACAATCTACTTCAATGTCCCAAGTTTCAATTTCGATTTCTTGTTCTTCTCGATCTCTAAATGTTCCATACCAACAATTTTCAGTAAACCTGTTTGATGTATGAATTTTTACATTGTGCGCTTCGTTTAGATTATCAAAATTGCATTCAAAACCAGCCGACTTAGACGGAGTGTGAGCATTATAGCTTTTTCCGAGAATAGAACAACAAAAATAAAACAATTCTATTAATTTTTCACTAGTATTTGTGAAGCAATCCCTGCCATTTTTTTCAGTGTGGCCATCAGAATCAATAAGTCCATCATAAATTCCTAAAACATATTCTTTATTACAAGCAAGATATTTTTCATTAAGGCTCTTTTTTTCTCTTTTGCCGAAATCTTCCAAAAGCATAGCAAAATATTTATTGTAGATAATAACAGTTTTTAGATTAGCACTTTCGTCAATCGACGGATTAAGTCCATATCCCCGAAGAATGCCAATCAATTTATCAACAATTCTGTCTTCATTTTTCCCAAAATACCAACAAACAACCCCACTTCCATTTGGTAAAACTCGTGCATTGCCATCCCCTAAAAAAGTCCCAAATACATACCCTAGATTATATGAACATTTGATCCATCTTTTGAATTCTTTGTTTCCATTTGTTTTAATTGTGCCTGTAGTAATTTTCGACCTTATTGAAAACTGAGCCAAATCAATCCCAAAATCAAATTGTAAATGATAATCAATATTTTTTGGCATCAAAGTCAAAGTTTGATTATTTGTATTTTCAATTTGCTCCCATTTATACTTAGAAGATTTTGGTATTGTCTTTGACTGTTGCTCTAATAATTTAGATATTCCTTTTGACTGGAATGTCTCCCAAGAAACACTTCGACAATCACCAATCCAATATTTGTGATCAGGCGTAACAAAAGTATCTTTATGCCAACTTGATGTTTTCTGTTTAACTACTTTCCTAATTCCGCTATTAATTTTATTAAGTACTCTTACTGGTTTTCCATTCTTATTAATTACAAATTCTCCAGGATTTATTTTTTCTATATTTTTATATGTACCATTCGCCATAAGAACTTTGGTTCCAGAGGCAAAACAACCAGGACCAACCCCACACTTAATTGCATCTGCTCCCCACATAATCAAATCATTTGTAGCAGTTCCTGTTGCCACATTTCCTGCCATAATATAAACATCATCGCCCCACTTGTCTCGCATCCACTTGATTGTCTCTTCCATCTGAATGCTATGACCATGAGCAATGTCAACAATAAACATCCGCGCCCCCGCATTGTAAAGCGCTTCTGCTCTTTCTGGCTCATTAATGCCAATTGAAACAAAACAATCCCTCGACTCTTCCTCCCCAGGAATAGTGTATGAATATTTTACTCTTCTATATTCAATAACATTTGCTTCAATATCCCAAAATCTATGAATGGCCCCAATTCCTCCTGCATCCCACATAGCATTCGCCATTCCTGAATCCGTTACCGTCTTCATGTTGGCCGAAATAATAGGGTTTGGCCTTTCATATTTCCATATCTTGACGCTCGTGTTCGCTTCAGAACGAGATCTTAATGTGGTCATTTGCGGGATAAGAATAATATCATCAAATGTGTATGATAATGTTGTCATTATATTTTCCACCATTGAATGGTTTTTTCAAGACCATCCCAAAAACGAACCTTTGGCTCATATCCATACTTGGATAATGCTGATATATCAGCTTGCGTATGCTTCACATCGCCTGGTCTTTCTGGGGCGTGCTCTATATTAAGATCTCCAAACCTCTTTTTAAGAAATTCTAATATTTCGTTATTTGAGGTTCGATCACCACAAGCAACATTGAAACAATCACCTTTGAAGATCGTATCAGCTGTTGCAACAATAATGTTAGCATCCACAACATTATCTACATAGCAAAGATCTCGACTTTGTTCTCCATCCCCATCGGAACGAAGAGGCGTTCCGTGCTTAATCGCATGACACCAAGCAGCAACCGCTGTGCTATAAGGAGAATCACCATATTGATAGGGTCCAAATACATTGAAATAACGTAAGCAAACAATATCCAATCCGTACAGCCTATGAAACATTTTGGCAAAATCTTCAATCGTTTTCTTTTGCAATGCATAAGGAGAAACGGGATTCAAAGGTTCCGTTTCTTTTGTTGGCATATTCTTTGCTCCACCATAAACAGAAGAACTTGAAGCAAAGACAAACCGATTCACGTTACCACGTGCCGCCTCCATTAGCTTGATCGTTTTTGCAATATTTGTTTCGGTTGTTTCATAAGGTTGCTCAACAGATAATGAAACCCTTGGCATGGCCGCTTGGTGAAAAATAACATCGAATTCACTATTGGAGACCTTATCCAAAATGATTGGATCAGCAAAATCCATGGTGAAATTTTCTTTTCCCATGAAAAACTCATTGTGACCAGAGGATAGATCATCCACAACGGTAACATCTAACCCCATATTCATTAATCTTTCGGTTAAGTTGCTGCCAATAAAACCGGCTCCGCCTGTGACTAATATTTTCTTCATTCTTTCCTCAACTTCTTTAATGTTTCATCAATAAAATCCATAGAAAGGTCCATCCAATAAGCTGCTGTTTCCTGAATCAAACTATAATGCTGACCAGGGTTCAAAAGCTTTGCCAACTCTAAGCATTTTTCCGCTTTTGCTAGTTCAGGATCATTTTTATTCACAATATTGTCTAATTTATTCATAAAATCTCCGATAAAAATGTTTGTATTCTTTCTCTTAATTCAGGATGTGCAGGATTCCCCCATCGATCATACCCAATAACATTACAGATAACAATTTTGTCCTTATTGTTGTTAATTGATTCTTGCAATTTCTCAACAAATTCAGATGGAATATTATCTCTTTTGGTAAAAAGATCTGTATTAAGAAATAATTCTTCCAGATTTGGACGATTACAAACTATTGTTAAATCTGAATCTTCAATTTGGCGAGAGATAACACTAGGATGCCACCGCATAAAACCTGTTGCATATACATTTTTATATCCCAGTGCACTCAAATGCATTGCCATGCTAACACTTCTAACCTGACCATAATTGCAAAGTGTTAAAAGTTTTATTTCTTCTTTTTGCTTATTTGGCAGATCTGACACCAATAGTTTGTCTCTATATTCCATATCTAATTTACTCATTTATAGCCTCCCAATTGCCACCCACATTAAAAGAAAATGTTATGTAATCTATCTTTTTGTGGACATAAACCGTCCCAGAAAACCTATTATTTAGTACATCATCTAATTTGGGTCCATTCATTTTAATGGAAAAAGATAAAGAATCTCTGATTTCTTGAGAGATATTATTAAGTTTCATTTTGTTTCTCCATAAGCAAAATGATGTCGATCAACATGATTTTGCTTAATATTTGCGCTTACATATTCAAGGTTTGGCATGACTCGATAAATAAGTTCCCACAACCCTTTGTCTGGATATTCTTCTTTAAGTTTGCTTATGTCGTCCGAGCCGGGTGGTCCCGTTACCATCATTTCAATAATTAATGAAGCTTTATCACAAACTTTGACCATTTGTTTTGTAATTCCGTCTGGCGGTTCCACCCCTAAAAATGACCAAATTTTGCTGTCCAAAGCATCTTCAAGACTATGAATGGCATTTCTAACTTCTGGTGTATGATTTTTAATTGGGGAAGGAATGTCTCCAGTATAAGCTTCATGAAAATCATGCCCCAATGCGTAAACCATCTTATCCAAAGGAAATCCCGCAACCATCCAAATGATTGCTACAAGAACGCTATGATGTAAAACAGAAAACTCATTGTCTCCGTTATTGCCAAAGCGTTTGTAACGTCCAAGAAGAACTACAATGTCCAATGGGCAAACAAGCCCATGTTCCCCCGATAATGGGGACAATTGTCCGGTCCATGTTCTCATACTATCACCTTAATATTCGCCTTCTCAAAATGCGCAGTCGCATTCTCACTCAATGGAAACCTATAACAAATCGGGAATAGAGCGCTTATTCCAATATCTTCATTAGTGGTTTTGGAGATAACCTTTTCTTCATTGCCAACTCTCATTACCGACTTTATCTCTATTGAAAAATCTTCCATATCATCGTAATATCGAATTGCAGCACATACTGGACCTTCGAAAACTTCGCATATTGTTAGCTGTTTTGATCCCAAAAGCATAACAACATTTGACCTTCGATGAAGATTGCCAAGAGTTACAACTCCCATATATCTTCTAATGCGATCTCCCCTTTCGTTATATTCCGACCATCCAGCATATTTGATGTGCTTATGAGAATTGGGAGAAAATTTCCATCTTCCCGACCTTCCTATCTCATATTGCTCAGTTGTTATAGAATAGAAAGGGAAATAAAACCTACAAAGACCATCATCTATGCGCCACAACTCTTTTGCATATGAATATAAAGCTTGAAAAGTCATGTCAGATTTGACATCAATAATCTTTCTGTCTGTATCAAAAGTAACATCATAATTTGTAATCAAATTTGGATCTTTAATGATTTTCAAATCTTGAACAGAGATAAGCTCTCCATACTTTTTCCAATAAGCATCAAAACAAACACTTGAACAAATATTATTCAGTTTCATTCTTCTTTTCCTCTTTTAATTTGTCAATTTCTGCTTGAAGAGCAGAACATCTCATGTCAACATAATACTCAATCGCCTCGCAAAGCTCTCCGATCGCGCTATTCACTGCAATTCTCTTTGTCCAAGACAAAAGATCCAAAAGCTTAAGCGTCTTTGGGGCTTTCTGTTTTAAAACTTGATCTAATTTCATATTTCCTCTCAGAATAGTTTCTCTTTCCATGTTTTGGGAATATTGTCCTTGTTGTCGATTTCTAACTGAACATGATAATCAAATGACATAGCGCCTCGATTGCGAATATAATTAACAATAGATTTGATTCCTTCTTCTAAAGTAATGGTTGGCTTAAATCCAAACTTTTCACGAATCTTATTGGATGAACAAATAGGTCTTTTTACTTCGAATGGCCTATACGGAACAATCTCAGGTTCTACGTTTGATCCCATAATATTAATAACAAGATAAGCCAAGTCTAAAAGAGAGATTTCCCTATCATCGGGTCCGATGTTGAAGATTTCTCCATTCTCTCTCAGATCATAGTCTAACAGCTTGATGAATAAATTTACATCATCCTGGATCATCGAAAAGCATCGCGTTTGACCCCCTCCATAGACAACAGGACTTCTTCCTTGCAATATAAGATTAACCCATATTGATATAACATTTCTAAACGGATCTGTATATCGTTGCCTGGGACCTATCACGTTGTGTGGAACCGTGTGAATGACTTCCAGGCCATGCAGTTTTGCTAATAGGTTTAACTGGTCTTCTGCTGCCACTTTCGCCAAGGCATATGGGTCAACCGGACATGTCCGCATATCTTCTGTGAATGGAGATTCCTGATCTCCATATCGGCTCATGGAAGAGCAGTTTATAAAACGTTTAACGCCAGCCTTGATGGCGGCAGTAGCAACGTTGACTGTTCCTGTGAAAACGCTATTAGAGATACTCGCGGGAGCAAAAACACTATATCCTTCATGCGCCAAAGCTGCGGTGTGATAAACAACATCGCAACCCATCATTTCTTGTGCCATCGTCTCTACTTCATCGATATCAGTTATATCCAACGTCAACAAACTATGATTTGGATGCTGAATGACGGAATCAGGATATCCTCCAATGAAATTTTCAAAAGAAACAACCTTGTGTCCTTGTTCTAGAAGTTTTTCAGAAATCCATGAGCCAATCAATCCTGCTGGACCAGTAAGTGCAATTTTCATAAGAATATTATATATTATCTATCTTTTCAAGATAGCAATCATGTAAAATGACCTTTTCTCTTCCCACTAAAACAACCGAATTTTGGTGGCTAGGATAAACTTTTGTTTTTGCTATCACCAATCCGATCCTTCCCTCCAATCCCCTTTTCAAATCAGGCACTTGCGGATACCTTTGTCCAGGAGTTATCTTTTTTACTCTAACGATGCAAGGAGGTTCAAACTTATAAGACACTTATGTAGGTATTTCCATGACCTCAGAAATTTTGGCAGAATATCCTCTTTCATTAGAATTTACATATCCTAAGTAGCCTTTCAATTTGTCCATATTTGAATCATCCGTCCAATCCCACAAGCATACTCTTTCCTGTTTACCTGATATTCCGCTTACAGTCATAATCAAAAAGGGCTTCCCATACTGTGTCTTTTTTACAATATAGTCCTCAAGAATAAACCATACTAACGCAGCCGGCGCATTCTCAGGGAATTCATTAATTGAAACATATCCCTTTTCTCTCAATTTGTTCTGCGCTTTCTTGGAAAGAATCAAATCTAAATCCATTTCTCCCATAAGCTCTTTGTAAATGGATAGCTTCTCTTGAATGCTCCAGTCTGAAGAATCTGTTTCAGCAGCTAAATTATCAAGCTTCTCACATTGCGTATCCCAATTATCTTTCTTAAGCCTCTTCTTCAAAAGCATCCAATTATCAATAATGGTTCGAAACATATGAGCATAATTGGAAAATAACTTTCCATCTCCAACGCAATTAAGGCTATCAAATGCTCCAATCTTAAGCAAAGCGGAAACATTCCTTTTATTGCACTTGCTGTGCTTAAAATTCCCTTCATCGTCCCATAAAAAGTCATAGATTGATGAATACGGTCTTTTTGACTCAATCTCTGCAACCGCTGTTTTCCCTGCGCCTTTACACGAGATAAAGGAAGGCATGAACTTTTTGGAATTATCAACAACGGTCCAGTGATCCGTTGCCTTATTAATATCAATATTTGCAATATCATATCCAAAACCTTTTAGCTCAGATATGGCTTTCGCTTTTTCGTCCGGATTTCCGAGCTGAGTTTCAACATAAGCACAGAGCCATTCCGGCTCATAATAAGTCAAAAGCCATGCGCAGAGATAAGAGTTAATGGCATAAGAAACGGCGTGAGAATTGCTAACGCTAATTCCATTTGCATAAAAAGAGTGATCAGGATGATCAACTTCCAGATCATAAGTTTCTCCATGCCCAATAGTCTCAACTTTTTGAATTTTGTCGTATAAGGCATCAGATATAACTATACTCATGCCATTGTTTATGATGGCTTTTAGCGGGACCATACCATTTTTTGTTTGGATTTTATGATCCAAAGTACAAATAAGAGTCTTCCCACTTTCTGTTGTTATTTTTACTAATTTCTTTTTTCCATTACAAATCCGATCTTTCACTTGAACCCACCCATTAATGCTATTTACAAAATCTCCAATATTTACATCTTTAATTTTCGTATTTCCGATCCCTTTTACTTCAACAATTGTATTTTCCCACAAACACTTATTGAACGAATATTTTGCAAAAGACTTAATGTTTTCATACAAGGATTCTGCCAGACTTTTTGATATGCCATTATTTAAAGCCCCTTCAATAAATGCTTTTTCTAATTCAAGAGCTTTCATGTATAAAGGCGTCCCAGGTTCTGGTTTTTTTGACACCACTTTTCTCAAAGTGTCACAATCGTCTAATGGTAATCCTCCAACCACATTGCCCAATTTCATTGCTTGTTCCTGAAAAACAAGATAACCATAAGTTTCTTCCAAGACTTCCTTGATTAAAGGATGAGGGTATTTTATTTTGCTTGGGTCCTGTTTCGCTTTAGAATATTTCCGATGGACATGTGCCTCCATGGGGCCAGGACGATATACCGACGTAAGCGCGGCAATATCGATAATATTTCTCGGCTTGGCTTCCATAAAGAATCTTTGCGTATCTCTTTGCGAACACTGAAAAATACCAGCAAAATTTCCTGCGCGGTAAACATGTTCGTACACATGTTGATCATCCAAATCAATAACATTTGGATGAAGATTAGAATCATACCATTTTTTAATGTCTTCAAATTCTGGATTTTTTATATTATGGTGACGCTCAAGAATAAGAGCAATGCACTGCTCAATAATTTTCAATGTTTCTAAACCAAGAAGATCATACTTTACCCACCCCAGAGGCTCTAAATAATCTTTCGTCCAAGGTGTCTGTTTGACATTTTTAGACAAAATTGTAGGCATTCTTTCAAAAATATTCTCTGAAAGAATAATCCCACCAGCATGCCTGCTAATTGCTTTTTGTTCTCCTGTCAATTCTAGAATATGCTCTCCAACATTAGGGTATTTCTCAATAAATTCTCTAAACCTCAAAGAATACTTCATCGCATTATCATAATCAATTGACACCTTTTCAAGATCGTCTTTTTTTGACCCTGCAATTATCTCTTTGTCTACATTTTTAATCGCATTATTAGCTTCAACAAACTCAATTCCATAAAATTTAGCAAGATCCTTGGTCAAGCTCTTCAAACTTAAAGAATTGATGTTTGAAATTGCGATTACATTTTCATCACCAAATTCTTTCATTAAGAGTTTTCTTAATAAGTCTCGATCAGAAAAGTCGCTGTCAATATCAGGAAGTTCGGACCTATCTTTGCTTAAAAATCTTGAAAAAAGCAAATCATATTTTAAAGGATCAATTCCTGTAATGTCAAGAACATAACATAATAACGAAGCGCTAGCAGACCCTCTGCCGAATCCAACAAGCATATGCTTATGGGCAAGATCTGTAATCGCTTTCATTGTAAGAAAATACTTTGCAAAATCTTTCTCTTTAATGACTTGCAATTCTTCATTAAGTCGAACAATGTAATCAAGCTGATTGTCTAAACCTTTTGCTTCCAATCCTTCTTTCGCCATCTTCGCCAATGCTTGCATTGGCTTGAGACCCTCCGGAACCGTATACGAAGGTAACTTAACCTTTCTGTCAGGCTCAATGTCTTCAATCATATCATGCGCAATATCGTAAGACCTTTCAATAGCTTCGCAAACAATATCGTCTTCATAAAAGTCATATTTGGGCTTATGCTCCAAATATTCATCCCACATTTGATCGGCATTCTTTGGATATAGTTCGCACTTTAATTCGTCAACAGAATTTGGCAACGGATCATCATCCCACGATCCCGGCCTCAAGCGTCTATAAAGCTCTCTAGCTTTCCACTTGTCCATTCCTGGGTAGTGGCTATCCGCCGTTACAATTAGTTTAATCCCAGTTTTTTTGGCAGCTTGAGTTATCAGATAGTTAACGGCATGCTGCGGAGCCAACTTGTTGAATTGAAGTTCTAAAAAGAAGTTTTCTTCACCGACAGCTTCGACAAAATTGTCGATAACATTTTCAAAACGAGGAAGAATAATGTGTTCTCTTTTCTTGACTTCATCAACGGTAACGTCTTCCCACTCCAGGTCTTCACATGCCATAAACATTTCGTAAGCCAATGGACCGCCCAAGCACGCTGTTGTTGCAATAAGGTTTCCTTTTGCTTTCTTTTGGAGTTCGTGATAATCAATTCTTGGGAAATAATATTGTCCCTTTGTATAGCCAAAGGACACGAGGCTAAAGAGGGATTCGAGCCCTTCATTGTTTTTTGGCAAAATGACAACATGATGTCGCCTTCTAAGAGGGTTTCGCCTTTTAGATCTTGTTGCATTCTCGTCTTCAACTGTTATTGTCTTTAAATCATCATCATCTGATGTAATATTCTTTTTGTCTTTTTTTCGCTTTTCGTGCTCTTCTTTCTCTTTCTCCCAGTCTCCTAAATCTGGGTGTAGATAAAACTCAACGCCCGGAACATATTTGAAATCTCTTCCCTCTTTTTTTAGCTTCTCATATGCCTTATAAGCTTCAGCAAAAGAATTAGCATGACCATGCTCTGTGATGGCCATCCCATTCATTCCGTTGTTTAAAACAAACTCGAAATGCTCATGGGGTTTGCCGAGTCCATCATAATTGGACGCCCCAGTATGAGCATGTAATCCAAAGAATTTTTTTGGTTCTACCATAACTTTGTCAACAATATGGGTTGCTTGCGCCTGAATGCTTACCCATTTCAAAGGCATAAAGAAGCATTCTCACAATGTCGTCATAAATGACTTCTTTTGGATACCCCTTTCCTTGTTCAAGAAGAGCATCTTCAAACATTTTGTTTAGTTTTTTATCTTCATCATGAAGCCATTCCTCGGCACACCCGTAAACTTCAGCTTCTTCTATGTTTACATCATACATAAAATGGTGCTGGCCTCTCACCAGCCCGAGCTTATTATGGCGGCTTTGCCTCGTATTTCCTTCCGGTTTTGCGGGGACCGACTCGATACGTTGAACCCCTCTACCCCATATGGCTTTTCAGCCTATCAAGCTCTTCACGAAGTTTATCAATTTCTTTAGTTAAAGACACAACATAATTTACAATTGGTGGATTCATCTTCCTGTCTTCAAAAACAGTCAGATTAGACTCTCCAATATTAATTGTCAAGCTTTTTGTTGAATTTCTCTTTTCAGAAACATTACCAAAAACTTCATTATTCTTAATGGGATTTTTATTTTTTAGTTCTTCAACCAAAAAAACAGCCACACGAAGACCAAGAGCTTTCGCCTCACTTATCATGTGGCCAGTTCCACGCGACTTACCGTCCCAAATTGCGATTAATGCATCAGCATGTTTTGCCATCACAACATTTCGTATAACGCCAGCTTTTTTCCCGTGCCGATCCCAATCTGCCGGATATTCCGCAACAGGGATATTATTTTGCATAGCCCAAAATGATCCCATAGAATCAACTCCTTTGGCCATGCCAGAAACAACTTCTGTTATATCCCAATCAATACGACTGATCGCCTCCCTTACAAGAGAATAGTCCGTAATGTTGCGACTTCCAGCAATAATGGTCTTCATTGAACAAAACCTGTGTTTTTCTTTTGAGCTTCTTGCGCCATCGCTTCAGCTTCCGCAACCAATGTCTTGATTCTTGTTTCGTGCTCAACCATGTAATCTGAATCCAAATCAAGTTTAGGAAAATCAGATTTATCTTCTGTTTCGGTTAACCTCATCATTCTCATATGATCAACAATGTCAGAACCCGTGATCATAGCAAGCTGAACCAATTGCGCAATATGTGCGATAACATTATCTGAAAGTTTGTATTGTGTTTTCATATTTTTCTCCATGAATATATTGTAATACCTAAAGCTTAAAAATTATAATTCTAATAAATAATCATTTCTACGATAATATCGTTGAGATTCATGCGATATCATATCAAAGAAAAAACTAGATTTATCACATTTTTCAAATTTATCGACGGTGTGCGCGAACGCCGCACCTTGGGCGACAGGACGTCTGTGAGGCCTGAGCGCATTTATGGGCTTATATATGATCCTTAATGGGTTTCAAGGGGCTTTATATGATCCATTATTTTTACTGCTTGAACTCAGAGAAAGGCGCTGGATTCCGACCGCGCACGAGGCGATCGTAGGGGTCACATATCAAGCGCTTCTTGCTCTTTTCTTCTTTCTTCTTTTTCTTCTTCTTTCAATTGCCAATAAGCTTTTTCCCATGCTTCTTGCATAGCCGGCATAGCTTTGTCAATGTCTTGACAATAACGTAAAAAGCTCGCAAAATCATCAGGATGCCCTATCGAATTACCATCTGGTGTGATGTCGAATGAATATCCTGTTACCATTGCTCCTTCCTCAATCGTGCTTGCAATATAGAAATCCAAATCAACAACACCATTTGATGCTTGATTGACAATATCAAGAGCTTTCTCCAACTCTTTTCTTGTCATTTTAAAATATTCTTCATCATCTGGGTTTTCAAGAGATATGCCGCCCGTCCAACGAATAAAAGGTTCATCTTCTAATCCACCAACCTCCCAGTCAATCCAAACATTAGAAATGTCTTCAGCTAAAGTGTCATAATATTGTTGAGCTTCTTGCTCATATTGCTCTTCAATTGAAACAGCTTCTTCATTTTCATATTCAACATGACCAGAATATGCTTTAGTTTCGAAGAAATTGTTCAAAAGCGAACCACCAGCCGTGTCTGAATATGTTCCTCCGCGAATCTTAATTTGACTTTGCGGAGGGAGTTCAACTTCTCCATTATCATCATAAAAATCAGATATTTGATTTTCACGCGACCATTCTAAAACTTTATCTTCAAAACCTCCTACGTCCAACCCATAAGTCCTTTCTTCTGGCACTGCCAAATCATATTCTTCATCACCATAATCAATAACGAAATTTCTTATTCTCAATCTTGAAATCGGCTTAATTCCTTCAATGCTTCGTTCTTTATCTTCAAAAATTTCAGGCTGATTTAAATCAATAGATTCAAAATCATTTTTGTTTACCATATACGCTATGGCTCCACCATTTTGGGCTTCTTGAATTGCGCATTTCCAATATGATCCTCCTTTAGAATGGCAAGATTTCAAATTCTTGTAATCGCTCATTCTAAGAAGATCAATTGGTGCCCTAGAAATAATGATCGCATATCCACTTCCTTCACGAGAATAATCGTCATACAAGTCTTGGATTGTATATAAGACCATCATTGTTCTGGCAATTTCGTCAGTTATTACCTCATATATTCCTTCTCCGGTTCTTCTTCTCCACCATCTTCTTCTTTCTTTATTATAGAGAAAGAATGGGGCATGTCTTCTACCGTGCATTTCTATTGCCTCAACAACAGCGGCCTCTTGTTCGGGAGATAACATGCTCTTGAATTTTTTACTCAATTCTCTTTCTATTTTGGCCAGAACTTTCCCCAGTCTTCCAACAGTTTTTTGTGGGCCTTTGCGTGTTTCAACTACTTTGTATGCTTTTTTATTATCAATATCGACTTCATATCCATAATCGTCTTCTAAAATATCTTTAATATCTTTCATTGTATCTGAAACGAAAGGAAGAGCTACTCTCAAATTTCCTTTGAATAACTCTTCAAATGGCAAATCACCCCTTTCAGACAATGCATTCTGAACGGTTCTCATGTCCAATTCCAAAAGAAAGCCTTTCAAAAATTCTCGTAGCAATCTCACATTCATAAATACGTCACAAAAAATTCTAAATTTTTAGAAAATTTATATTGATATAAGGTATACTGAGATATGACAATCAAAAGTTCATCAAAAGAAGATCTGATTGGGGCTTGCGGCGAAGCTATTAAGGCCATGAAACACATCAGAAATGAATTAAGAGAAATTGGATTAGATCATTATGCTGAAGTTTTACAGCGTGCAGAAACGAAATTGTGCAATAATTCGCTATATTTCTTCGATGATACCGAACCAATGACAATTATGTAAACAAATAACCTGAGCCGCTACAAACTAAGCACTCAGAAACAGAATAAAAAAGAGCCACGTTGCCACGACCTAAGCAGTCTGGACATTCAACTGGCTCTTTTTCTTCTTTAAAATAATCGTACTCAAAAGCGTCAAAGTCACCTATTTCATATATGTTATGGAATATGGCGCCTTGGCGCTTTTTCTTGTTGCGGCTCATATTACTAATATATCACATAGCCGTACTTTAAAGCTCACACATATCTCCATCACAAAATTTGGAACCAGATATTTTTGTTTCTTTAGATTCTGAAAAGTCAATCGCTTTCAAAGAGTTAGTATATTCTTCATATTCTTCTTTTGAACATTCTTGATACGGCGCTTGAGAATAAGAATGGTTCGATAATGGCAAAAAGCTTAATGTTTTTACATAAGGAGCGCAAAACTCTATAACACGACCTAAGTCCTTGTTTTCCTCTTCTTTAAATGTGATCGTGCAAGACACAGAATTGTCCGACCAATAGTATTGCATTTCTCTAACTGTTAGTGCTTGCTCCCAAATTGATGTATTAAATTTGCTTTTTGTGAAATTCTCTTCTTTTACTGGGAAATAGATAACTACCGTTCCACCTTTCTCGGCAAACATTTTAAGAACATCGGAATCTCTAATGAGCATATCTTTAGGAATTTTTAAATTTTGCTCCTTTTCGATTTCTTGTAATATGGATTCATCTGTCATAGAAAACTCCATACGATATCTCGATTTATAAAGACTCATTACTAGCGGAGAAGAAGCACTACACCTAACTGTTCTCCAGTAATATTCACTATGCGTAAAATGAACACCAGGCGTAGCTCCAGCCAAAATAGAAACCGTTCCACTTGGCTTAACTGTTGTCATTCTTACAGATCTTGGTATTCCCAACCATCGTGAATAAACTCTGTCCCAACTTTTAATGCTAGAGTATCCTGTGTCACAAAAGTCTTTCATAAAAGAATTGTGTCCGTATAATTTTATAGCCTGTTGAATTCCAGACATTGAACATCCGATTCTTCTATTCCGCATCATAACTGCATTTGTTCTTTCGTCATGCGTTGGAATAAGGGTAACTGTTTTAGCATACAAATAAGCAAACTTAAGGGTTTCTAAAAAGTCCTCAGAAGATTTGTGATTGGCCGGGAAAGTCTCTACCAAACAACACAATTCATAGTCTTCCAATTGCTGCTCTGCGCAAGGGTTAAATCCAGACACATTATCGTATCTTTCTGATTCAAATGGAATCCAACCATCTTTCATGCGGCCATGATGTCTAGCATTGTCAATAAAAATAAGACCTGGTTCTCCATTAAATGCAATATTATCTGTCACTTTTGAAAAATCAGATGAAAGATTTGCAAAAACCGAATTGTTGCTCGCCCATCTTCTATCTAGCAATTCTTTCGAACAAAGAGAAGGGCTTTTCATTTTTACATAATCAACATCATCGATTTCTCCAATCGCTAATTCTGCACTTCTTCTTACATTGCCAGCAACAACACATTTTCCAATATAATTCATTATATCAACAATTGTAACTGAATCTATCGGATCTCCAATAAGATTATCTAACATTTTTCGTATATTAGAATGTAAATCTATTAAAGGTTGTGGCCCACTAGATTTGCCTCCAAATCCACGAATCAATGCCCCATATGGGCGAATTTGATCGTAATTGAATTCAACATAATTTCCATTTTGATATGAGTTAAGAAGCAACTTAACTGACTCAACCCATCCTTCTCGTGAATCTGGTATTTCATAGATAATTTTTGAATTTTTAGGTTGTTTTATAATGATAGCCCCATTTCCTTTGGCGTCGAATCCGACACCAACGCCAAGCATTAGCATGTCCATAGCCCAAGCAAATGGAGAAGCAAATTCAACATTTATATTTTTGGTACTTACATAACCACAATTATTGAGGGCAGCACTTCCGATTTTGTCCACCAACTTTGTGCCCATAATCCATAATCCCCTTCCTGGTGGCAAAAACTTAAATTCCCACATACGAGTGAAGAATTCTTGTGCCGTCTTTTGAGCCTTATGTGCATTCCATGGCAATCCATTTGTTTTGCAATGATTTTCCTGAACAGAAAATGTCCCTTCAGTTACCCGCTTTAATGTGTCAAAAAATTCTTCCTGAACACCCTCTTCTGTCATGCGAGAATATGTTCTTTTGTACGTAAAATAAGATAGGGTTCCATAACCCCATTCAGGTTGTTTTTCTCTGTATTTCTCTAAAAATCTATCAGAAAGTTTAAATGCCATTATTGTGCTCACTCAGTTCATAATATAAGAATTCGCCTTACTATCCCTATTTCTAATAAGGATGTACGTACCATCATCTCTTCGTATTAAATGTCGAATTTTTAATTACTGTTCAAAATCTCCAACTCAAAAATCTTTTTTGTCTGCCTTCAATTTTTCTTTAAGGCGTCGCTTAAAATCATTATTTTTGTCTTCTTCAGATTTGGAAAGCTCTGCGTATTCTTCTTGAGAGATTACAGAAAACCGAGATGTTCTCTTGTCCACCTTCATGGGCAGAATGTCCCCATCACGGCCGTTACGATTCTTTGCATTGAATCCCATCAAGATTCCCTTGATCTTGTCCTGCGGCTTACAAGCTCCTGTAAAAATAAAATCTGGGACGTCCATCTTTCGAAAGGATTCGCTCATGTTCTCGCCCGTCATTAACTCAGCAGAACTTCCCTCTTTATTGCTCTGAGAAGCTGACCAAACAGCAAATTTGGGAGTCGTTTCACGTCCCAAGTTTCTCAAGTCACGATAAATCGCCTTGAACTCGTGACGACTTGCCGTTTCAAACTTTTTAATGGAACACATTTCATCAGCATAATCAACAATAACCAAGTCTGGCCAGAAATTCTTTTTCATCATTAATTTCTGAATGTGTCCACGGATTGTTGTGGTCGTGACTTGGCTTGAAGGATATTCTTTAATGATCAGCCGACCCAGATTATTCCCATTTTCTTCATACCAACGATTAATCCTCTCTCTGTTTTCTGGGATTTCTCTATTGTTTACGCCGGTAAACCATCCGTCATACCTGCGGCCAACTTCTTCTTCTCCCATTTCTAATGTATAATGAAGAACGTTGTATCCCTTTTTAACAGCATATGCTCCCATTGCGACAAGCCAATGAGATTTCCCAACAGATGGCGCCCCAACAAAGATTCCAAGCTCACCACGTCCCAATCCCCCATCCAAAACCTCTTTCTGATCGATCTCAGGGATTCCTGTAGGGATTGGATCACGCATTGATGTGCTAAATCTGGCCTCTCTATCTTCTTCAAAATCATGCCCAACCGAAACTTCATCTCCGGCCGTAAGCGCATGCTTCATAACTTCTAAAACTTCAGGATATCGATCTTCAATAATAAGCTCTGTGCTATGATACAAAGCCTCTTTCATAGCTTGCTTTTTGCAGAAATCTAATGCTTTTTCTTTGACATAGGGAAGGTCCCGAAGATCAGGCTCTTCCTTCGTCTTCTTCAAAAGCGGAACAATCCTTCTTAATATAATCTTGTCAGAATCCGTTCCATTATCTAATGCATCTTTTAGAATTCCTGCCAAAATTGCAATTGTAGGGAAGGTTCTATACTGATGATAGTAATCATAATATCTCTTAACCAGGTATTGAAAATGCTCAAGCTCAAAGTATTCAACCTTGATAATCTCGACCATTTGCTCAGCCCAAGAAAAATCAATCAACAATGCTTGAATTACTCTTTCTTGAAAGTCTTCTCCGTATCCAGAGAAAGTAGGATTATCCATCGAGCTATCGCCCGAAGCCAGTTTATTTGTCATATTGTCTCCTTATTAGGTACTGTAAATAAGGAAATGAAAAGCATTGCAGATTTGATCTGGTTCAAGGCCATCAAGTTCAAGATCTAAATACGATCTCAAAAACTTAATCTTGTTCCACTGCGGCGTGTACTCATCTACAATTTTGTTGATCTCTTGAATCTGTCCATACGACAAAAGATTATTATCCAATGTCATTAGTTTCATATTCCTTCGAACAATCTCTTCATTCTCCACAATATTTGTATACATAGCGAGAGGTTTTTTATCCTCAGAAGCATGCTTCTTGCTCTCATTAATGACATCATCAATCGTTATATCATTATCTTTAAAATCAAATCTCTTTGCCAATGTCTTAAACCCAACACGAGGAACACCAGGAATGTTGTCAGAGTTATCTCCATTTAGAGCCTTGGCAACACAAAAATTCTTCGGAGCGATGTTGTATTCACTAATAACATCCTCCATATTCATAAATGTCTTCTTCCCAGGGCGATAAATCTTTGTCTTTTCATCTAATAATTGATAAAAATCTTTATCAGATGAAACAATGATCTTATCTAAGTCTTTAAACTTTGTTGTGCAAAGATATCCAATAACATCATCCGCCTCACAATTCTCCACATAAATTTGAGTTACCGGCAAAGCCTGGAGCAATTGAATTATGCATCTCTTTTGATAATCCTCATTCTCTGGCGTATCAGGAATCGCATCTCCATAAAATCGATTTGTTCGCAATGGCTTTCGCCTCTGTTTGTACTCAGGAAAAAGTTTAAGACGTTTTGGGGAACCACCGCCTTCCCATATGACAAACACTTTTGTTGGGCTTAGACGTTTGCTGAGAGCCGCCAGAGCCTTCATAAACCCAACCGTGCCGCCAACAAGCTCTCCATTCCGATCATGTTGAGGATTCGCCATAAAATGACGAATAAAGTTGTTCATTGCATCAATTAATAATATCGGACGAGACATATTATTTTAAATCCTCTAATTCATCCATAAGAGCCTGAATCTGATTCTCTATTCCTTTTTTCTTGTTTTTTCTATCTTTTTTCTTGTTTTTTCTATCTTCCTTATTAAATTCCTCAAGCTCCTTCTCGAATTCTCCAAGTTTTTCTTTGAATTCTTTCATTCTTATTTCATGTTTTTTTAGTTTTTCTTTATATCTTGGATCGTGAACTTTGTAATGTCGCTCAAGTGTTGTCTCAACATATCCATAATCAACATCAACACATAAAAAAAGCTCTTCAACTGGATATTGAGAATATTTTTCGATTATGCCACTTATTGATGTTTTCCTGTCTTCTACATATTCCAATATAGCTCCCTCATCCATCATTTCTTTTGGTTTTGTTGGTCTTCTTGGTGGTCTTGGTGGAGTCTTTCTCATTTTGTTCCTTACATTTTTTATATGTTACAACTACCTTTTCACATGGCTCAACTTCATAAGCTTTTATCTCTTTATACAAATTTTCAGAAAACATATCCATCCCATGTTCAGAATCATATTCATAAACAAATTGATAAAATTTTCCATTAGGATGCTTTATTACAACCATTTGCTCCGAATACCCTCTTAACCCTCGTCCAATCTCTTTTGTATAAACAACAAAACTTGGTCCAGTATCTCCATCATTTATTTCATGCCCCATTAAAAAAGCAAGCTCATTAGGATGGAATAACCTTGTTATGTAACTCATTTCAATCCTGTGCTTCCCAACTTTCCATCTCCACGACTTGTCTCTTCGTCATAAATCTCATCAGACTCAACAAGCTCAACATCATAATTGACCTTCACAAAAACTCCCTGAGCTATCTTTGTCCCTGGATCAATTGTTTGAGTCTCTGTTCCAATATTATGAAGATTGATAAATACGTCATCATTATAACCATAATCAACCACACATGAACCAACAACAAGACTCTTCTTTGCAGCAATGCCTCCCTTGTTCTTGATCTCAAGCATATAACCATTCGGGACTTCTATCTTGAGTCCCGTTGGCAATAAAACAGATTCTCCTGGGGCTATCTCCTTCGATAGCCTGTCTTTTCTCGGGCAATAAAACAAATCCATGCCAGCATCTGTCGCGTGCGCCCTGACCGGCATCTTCGCACTCTCATGAAGTTTTTTAATTCGAATTTTCATGCGATTTCCTCCATTGCTTCATCTTCGGCAAACATATCATCAATCGTTGGATCACGAACTTCGGCTTCCTTATTCTTCCTATCCATCTTTGTCGACATCAAAGCATCATAACATTCTTTTGTTAGATCTTTATAATCTTCCATTAATGTATTCTCGGTCTTCACTCTAGCGAACTTAATCTCTTCAATCTCTTCACCAGTTTTGAAGATTGTTATTTTTCTTTTCGATCCTCCGCCATCAAACTTACAAAGTCGACCATCACTCAATTCAATCTCTTTGACAGCGATAAAGCTTTCCCAAATTGGCATATGCTCTTTCAATCCAACTCCAAAATGAATATCAATCTCACATGTCCTAAAAGGTGCCGCAACCTTATTCTTGGCAGTTCTTGCTCTTACGCGGATACCGCAAGGCTGCGCTCCAGCAGCAACAGCTAATTTCTTTTCTTGTTCTTTTGGCCAAACCTGAGTAACAGGCTTTATCTCAAGAGCTACACTTTTCGCATATTTAACGAATGAACCACCTTTTGTTTGATGCTTATTCGTATCATATTTGTTGACATTGAATAAGTCATACCATTGATTTACAATAACAAAAGCGGCAGCGCTCTCATTAATCGCTGGCGTAATCTTCCTCATCCCAAAAGTAATTTGTTTTGCGTTCAGTCCAGGTCTTTGAATATCATCAAAATCCATGTCTCGTTCAATACGTGACCCAATTCCTCCTAAGCTATCCCAGAAAATTCCAATAGGAACAGTTTTTCCATATGGTGCCATTTCCTTAAGGAATTCATCAGCCGCTTCAAAAACGCCTTCAATAGAATCGACCTTTGCATATATAAATCTTTCACTAATATCGACACCTAAACTTTTAAGATTATTAATTGATGTTGCAAGTTCTGTGTCAATGTATAGACATATTCCACCAGCTTGCTGAATCCCTCTTGCAATCTGATAACAAATATGAGATTTGCCAATCGATTCTGGTCCGTATATCTCAACGAATCTGCCACCAGGAATGCCTCCTTGACCTTCATGCATCCCCGAGCAAATCCAATCTAAACCCCATGATTGTGTTGAGTACCATCTTTCAATCTTGGCAGGATCTTCGTCTTTTGAAAGGTCATAGTAAACTTGAGATCCGAACTTCTTATTAAGACGAGTTAGCATTCCGGCAGCGAACTCTTTAATTTCATCAGCATTAGGTTGTTTCTTATTTTTGCTTTTAGCCATAAAATTTCTCCAAAAAAACAGGGTGACAAGAGAAATCACCCTGCTTTTATAACCTTCAAGCCTAATGCTTGTCTCTTAGGTCCATTTTGTCTTATTCGTCAGCTTGATAAGCTTCTAGTGCAGCTTTTGCTTCTTCGGTACTCATAACGTCACCACTTTTCTTAGATTTGTGACCTTTTTTCTTAGGTGCCGGCTCTTTGGATGGTGCTTCCGCCGCTGCATGGTGTTCCGTACCAGAGTCATTTACTTCTTCATCTGTCGGAGTTGCACTATTGGCAAAATTCTCTAATAGCTTCTGAAGTCCTGCGTAATCATGACGCTGCCACTTAACCGCTTCCATCAATTCCGGAACCCCATTGAGCCATTTTTCAATTTGCTCAGGGTCTTCGCTCAATGGACGATTCTTGAATTCTGGATCAACCGCCCCAATCTTTTTATTCATTGGCTTTTTCTTACCGGCAACATGCACAACACTTACCGTTAGCCAACGAGCATTGTCCGGATCATTCAGAACTCCATAATCGTCATACTTCATAAAAAGTTCCGTCAACCTCTTATGAACAAAGCTTGAGCTAAACTTCCAAAGTCTTGGACCTAACTCTTCCTCTCCCTCAACAATAAGTGGAATATATGCAGTCTGCGAAGCAAACAACTTCTTTGCCAATTCCTTGTCTTGGTTTACTCCATTTTCGTCAACCTCTGTGCTGTCCCATAATTCATCAATGCTTGCTTGAACAGGATCAGGCTCTCCGAATTGCTTAAGGGTCAATGGAGCTTTAATAAAGCGTCCATTTTCATCCTTTTGTCCACCAAGAGCGTAGTAAAACCATAACTCCTTGAATGGATAATCTTCCTGATCAGGCCAAGGAAGCAAATATACTTTGTATTCTATGCTGGTCTCGCCATCTGGAAGCTGAGGTGTCCAAAAAATGCTCTTTCTCGATGTTCTTGGTCTCTCTCCGCTCAAGCGTGCGAGGTTATTCTTTAATTTGTCTAGATTTAGCTTTTTTACCATTTTGTTATCAACCTTTCGTTCTCTGTGGTTGTTGAATACCCGAGCTTTCGTTCTCTGTCGCCCTTTTGGGTACTCTAATATTATACGATCAAATGGTAAGTTTATAAAAAATCTGCCTCCCTAATTTAATCAATGATTTCAATAACTTATAAGAATTTTTACTTAAAATTTTAAGTAATAATATCAAGCACTTATCAATCAAATTCTGGAACTGTATAAGGATGGTGAGAAATCTTCTCATCCATTATTTTCCCATCAACAATATTCTTCCAAGCGAATGTCATGCCGTTACGATCCTCGGGGACCTTTCTTCCATGAAGAACTGCCTTTTGATTATATTTGAAACCGAGATCGATCAAATGTCTCATTGATATATTCGGAACAAGATAACAGTTTTCTCCGAAATAACTTGCGGGAATAACATCATAACCTAAAGATTGGAGATCAGCTAATAAAGATTCGTTAGACTGATTATTGAATTCTGGGCCTGTTTCAACCTCTTGAGGGTTCTCTGCGGTAATAAGCCCTATTTGATTCAGCTTATGAGAGAAGAACTCTCTCAAAAGAGCTTTAATCAACTTCCGAGCCATCGCCCCACGCCCTCATTGATGGTTCGTAATGCTTCTTATTTTTTTTTCTTTTTTTTTCAGCAGAGTTTCCGCCCTTCATTCCCAAAGGCCCAGTGTATCCTCTAATCTGTCCAGAAGGCTGTCCTGCCATTCCCATGGCTCCGCCTCCAACTGCCGAAACCTCATTCGTTGGAGTTTCGCTATCATCCATAGGATCTTCAGGACCATCATCCTTGAATCCACCTTCTCCCTCAAGCTCTCCCAAAATTTCAGATTCAGTCATTTCAGAATGTGACGCTTTCTCAATAGCATCTTCTAAGTCACCCGAATATTCCATCGCACCATCTTCTAAATTATATGCAACGTATCCATCATAATCGCCAAAAACACCTATAATCATTCCAGTTTGAGGATTCTTATATATGTCCCAATTTCCAGATAATTTTCCAAAATTCATATTTCTAGTATCAGTGAACACAAACATACCAGCAGAGGTTTGAACAGGCGCATCTCGATACTCTAAAATCATTCTCCTTAAATAAGAACGCAATAATAGTGACTCTTCCATATTATTATAAATATGTTCTGGATCCTTTATTCCAGGCCCTGACTGCTTTCTTATGGCATCATGTCCTGCCTTCATGTAGTCAGAATAATAACGAGGAAAAGTATAAGGAGGATCAAAAGTCGCTCCCTTATCTTCCGGATCATCAGGATCTCCCATCCAATATTCAGTATCTTCAGGCGTTGATGTTTGTTGCATCATTCTGCTTGCCATCATTGTTGGTGCCTGATTGGGCATCCCTGTCTGCCCTGCTCTTGGCCAAGGTTTGGGCGGTCTACTTTGAAGATGTGTACTATGCGGCGCCATTGGCCCAATAGCTCCACCTCCATGACGATTCCTGTTCTTATTCAATCCGAAAATAGATCTAAGAGTATAAGTTCCGTCAGTTGTTTCATCTTCTTCTTCCACATAAATACTTATTTAGCGAAATGGATAACCTTCGCCAAATAATAAGAACACAACTTTTAGAATATCGAGATGGAAAAACTGAGCCAGATGTTCTCGTAGGAAACAATCCAGAATCAACAGATCAACTAATCGACAACATTATTAAAACACTTTATGAACTCAAAGGTCAAGACATTGAACCGTATAAGGAAATGCTCCAAAATATGTTCAAAACGATTCAACAAGTCGATACAAGCGACATATCAGATCTTGGCCTTGCCGATTCATAAATATCGTGATCTTCCATTCTCAATAACTTGAGCAATAACTTCTGGCGGGATTTGTGGAAATCTCATTTTTCCCTCCTGATCTCTGCACCAATTTTCAAGCTGAACCCATCCATCAAAGTTTTCAGGGAACAACCAAGTTGGCCAAGTCTGACTAACAAGATCTTCACGAATCTTTCGATCCGCTTCCATCTTCTTCTTCATCAACTCGTCAATATTGGAGACAAAAGCTTCGGTATCAAATTTCGGAATTTCAAATGGCTTTTCGTCTTCTTTCATATATCCCCTTTTTTATGCGATAATAGATTTTATATCCAAAATGGCCAATCATAAATCCCGTGAGCATAATGGTTACAATATACAACCAATATGGTTGAAAGACTGGCATACAATATCCTGACAATCCCGATAATGGCAGGATAATGGAACACACAATAATCAGATCTAATTTAGTTATTCGCATCTTGAAACCACAAATCTTAATGCTGCGTAAACTGCGAAAGCCAAAGGCGGTTCTCCGAACTTGTACTCTTCATTATTCCCGCCACCAGCTGCTATTGCCAAATACTCATCATGAGTCAACGTAATCCCAAAATTCTGCAACAAAAACAAGCTTCGATCATGGGTTCTCATAAATGGGCATTCAGAGTTGTATTTGAAGAATTCTCCCTTATTATCTCGATGCCACTTGCTCTCTTGCTCAATCAGAAGATCGGTCTCTAAATCTCCAACCATCCCGATATTGCGAAACAAATTTGCGATAACAATAGAAGAGTGATCCAACTCAAGACCAAATTTTTCATTTAAATCCATACAAACTTTAAGGCACTTAAGATTTTGATCGACAAGGCCGCCAGGATAAGACTTAATCGTTGCAGGACAAACAGCCAATCGATCCCCCAATTCTTCGAACATTGAAGCAACCGCCTGTCTTTGGCCAGAGCCATTCTCTGCCAAGCTAGCAAAGGTATTCCAATTTTTCTTAATCTTTTCTTCAGATAGCATAATCAAAGCATATCAGAACCCAACAAAAGTTTTCCAGGTAATTTCATAATATTTCCACCATCCCTTTTGATTTTATTAATCAATTCATCACTAATAAGTTCTGGCGGGAAATCTAACATAGCATTATCATGAATAATGAATATTGGAATAATCAATTCTGGAAGCATTTGAAAAATGTTCCAAAACCCAAGCATAGCCGCATCTACAGCTGTGCTCTGAATGTAATTGTTGTAAAGTTTGTGACCAGAAGCATCCTTCGGATAAATCGCACGTCCAAAGAAGTTCCTAATAAATCCGTTCTTCTTATATTCCTCAATAAGCCTTCTTCTGATTCTAAAAACATCAAAATATTCTTGAACCATTGGCTGCATCTCTTTACACTTTTCAAGATCCAACCCCGTCTCTTCTGACAGCTTTTTGATTCCAGAACCATATAAAACAGAAAGCGTAACTAACTTCGCAATTTCTCTTGTGAACCTTCCCTCAAATAATGTTTCATTAATATCAGAATATATGTCGTCCTTGATCTCCTTTCCGGCCAACATTAATGCAATTCTTGGCTCCAAAGAAACAAAGTCAAATTGAATTATTTTACCACCATCATATCTCGACTTGATAATCGTTTTGAAATCACGATTCAATCTCAAGATTTGAGGACCTCTTTTTACAATATGTCTTCCTGATATTGTCTTAATCTGTTCATAAACAATCCGATCCGCAAATCCATCCTCATTTGGCTCGAAACTGTCAATAACATCCTCATTTGCTCCATGAATATTATGTGTGGCCAAAAACTCCCACTTCTTATTATGAATCTTTGCCGGAGAGAGCTTCGCTAAAGCTTTATAAGCAGGAACAAAGACTTCTCTGTAATAGGAGAGATCTGTTTCATCTAAAGCCTTGTTAATCTTTCCAATCGTCTCTGACAAAAATAGATCGAACTCATGCTCAGGAAGAACCTGTTTCCATGGGACTTCTTTAAAAGTCAATGAACGCATCATTTTGACAAATGCTTTTGAAGGAAGAATCTCTTGATGATTCCCACACAAATGCAAAGCGGACAACAAATCCCATTCTGAACTTATGTTTTTTCCAACAATCCAGGTATTTTCTGGGACGTTTTTTGTCCAGCCGTCAAAGTAATGCTGATCTGCGCCCAAGATGGATTTATCCAGGCAAAATCGCACAACCTATCTTACCAACATTAAGAGCCGGTTTGTCCACCATCTGTATCATCAAATTCAGAAAGGATACTAATAGCGCTCTTCACATTCTGCAACAAGCTATTATATTGGCCATAAGCATCTCCGATGGGTGTAAGAAAACAACTCGTTTGAAATGAACCTGGCTTAATTGAGTGCTGAATTTTTGTTGCGGCATAGATGTTGTCAATGCTTGTTCCCGTTCTTAGATCACAAAATAGGTTTTGTGTGAATTCAAAAATTGGACAACCCATCATTCTCATATCCGCTTGTGCGGGGAATACACGAATAGGCAAACCAGATGTCGCCGCCCCTTCAGGCGATAAGTCTCCACGATCTCCCGTTGTAATCATATTAATGGTGGACAATTTTTGATCTTGCATCGTTTTGAATCCGGCATCCAAAACTGCACTATTATTCATTCCATGAAAATATGTCGGCATTGTATTTGCAATAAATGACTTAATCTGATTTGCTCCAGCAACAAATCGATACACTTGAGCTTCAGGATCTCCCTTACCATCTACTGGCATAATCCTGCGAATATAATTTCTTCCTACAGCTTTTTGAATCAGTTTTTTTAATTGAGATTTATCGTCGCCGTCAAGAACCAAAGGTGCTTCTGGGTCCACGCCAGCTCTCGCTTCGCTAACAAATTGACCTAATGTTGAAATAGAGTTGTTTCTCTGTGCGGCCAAGAATTCTCCCTGACTTTGATAAGCAGATGCAAACTTGTCAAATATGTGGATTCTCAAGACCGTATATCCATCAAATAAGGACTTAGGCTTTCCTTCACTATCTGGTGCTCCAGGAACACATTCCACATACATATCAATCTGGGGCAGCTTAAATCGCCCATCAGGAACTCCCGCCTCTTTCATCCTTTCTTCAATCTCATTATTCAATTTTGTTGGATTATTTCTAAATTCTCTTTTGGGAATGTTCCTTTTCCCTGTTTCCTTATCTGGCTCATAACTGTAAAGATCTCTCAATCCATATGTTGGATTAGAAATGTCCTCCAAAAATGTATTGGACAAAAAGCTCATAAATTCTCTTAGTGCCAAATTAGAAGTCCTTCTCAATGTTGCCAGCTTCTTATATCTTTTTTGAAAATCAGAAATGACAATAGGAAAAGAACCAATGTTCATTCCTTTGCCAAATCCGGCATTATCATTCAATGTATAATAAACGAATTGAATATCATCAAACTTTTTCAAGGCAGCCAAAGGCTGTCCTATAAACAATGTCATTATTTTCGCCAGTGAAACAAACTGTTCAAACTTATCACCTCCAACAAGTCTATTTTTCAAAAATTCCGTTTCCAAAAATGGATCCGGAGTCCTCTTTCCTCCTTGCTTAACCGACCTCCCTTTAATAACGCTTATTTTATCATCAATTGCCTTGCCAATAACAATACCAATGTCTCGCGCTGCCCCGTTTGTTCCATCTGTTCCATAAAGATCGATCAATGAATCTCTCAATTCTTTGGCATCATGCGAAGGATTGTCTGAAAGATTGACCAATGTTTTCTCAAGTTCTCGTTGAAGTTTTCGACTTAATTGCAGATTTGAATTTTGATCGCCGGCTGTGCTCAAGATTTGTTGTCCACGAATTTCCTTTGTTAGATTATCATTTTTGAAAATGCTTTGCCTTAGCTCAGATATACGCTCTTGCAATTTGTTGATTATTTTTTGTGTGTCCTCAACTTTGGCACTTTGACCAACTTTGCTGGTATACATGTCAACAGCGCCTTTTGTATATAAAGACAAAGAAACGTCAACTTCTCCATTTGGTCTAAATCCCAAATCATAATTGCTTACAGCATATTTTTCTTTAACTCTCAAGGCGTTCAGAAAATTTCCAAACACATTATTTCCACTTTTGTCTGGATGTTCCCATCCATATTCAATTAGCATTTCTGTAACATTATAGAGTCCTGGCTTGATAAAATCAGCTATTTCATGCAATCTCGTTTGGTCATGCAAAGTGAAAGCAAGCTTTGCGGTTCTATGAGACATCAGCCCAGCAGCTGGTGCCACGTCCACATCGAAACTCTTTAGTGATGCCAAAGGCCGAAATTTGTCAAGAACAGGAACAACACGAGCAGAACTGGCATCGGACGTATTTGCATTAATAAGAGTTTGTGGCATTAAAAACAATTCCATGCCAGCCTCTCCAAATCCATCAGAATTATTGTCTCCAGCCAATGCAAACTCTGTATCACGAGAAACTGCTGTCTGCATCTTCAAATCAAACGATCCATTCAGCGGACCATTAGAATATAAAGAAGTCGCTCCATTCAAAAATTTAACAGAAGATAATGTTGATGCACGACCTGTGGCCGAAATCGCCGGTCTTTGGAATTGAAATTTAACCGTCAAATAAGGAATCGCTCGGGACCACTCTAATGTTGGAATTGCGCTCAAAAAAACTGATAAAGCATTCGCATTTTTATTTGAAGGGGAAATTCTTGAAGTCATAACCTGATAAACGGATAAAGACGTGTTATTTTTGCTTGGATTATTTGGTGTGCTATTTATGCCTTCATCATTAGAAGATCCAAGAATTTCTTTAATCCCAATTGACTCTCCTGATGCAAACGTAAATTCTGGCTCATAAATGGCTCGGACTACCTTATTTGTTTTTCCTGCACCCAGACTAAGATCTAATGCTGTTATTTTCTTAACAAGAGAAGGAGAGATTAAAGACCCTCTTTGTGTTTCAACAACAAGACTTGATAATTCTTTCAATAATAAAGGAGGATCATCTTCATTAGGCAACACATTTAAAAGAAGATCGCTGCTTACCAACTCTTCTAAAGAAAAAAGTTGATAATACTTTCTCAAGTCAGCAACAGCATCATCTAAAGCAGTTTTTGGCATCTTAACCTATAATCTCCGTAATATCATCTAAGCTCGGAATTCTAATTAGCGTTCCTGGCGGAGCTTGAATGCTCCATCCAATCTCAGATGCAGCAGCAATTATCCACCAAAGCTTTGCGTCTCCATAAACTTGTCCAGCAATACTATCCAGTCTCTGACCCTTAGATAGAATCTGAACTGTTGACTTAATCAATCCTGATTCTATACCATTTCGGATAGAAATAATTGCTTTGGATGTACCATACCTTTGATTGACTCCAATAATATTTGAACGAGCGTATCTTTTAATTGACATTATTGACCTTTCTTATTCGGGTTCCTCAAAGCGATGGAAGCCTTTTGATGATTCTCAATAAAGTTTTCTTCAGCTGTATCGTTTGCCATATAAGCATCTCCATTAATCCTATGAGCAATCTGTCCAACAGGATACTGAACAGCACGCATGAATCCTGTATGATCAATGCCTGGCGCGATATCATGGATTACTGCAAACGTAATATTGCATTTCAAAAACTTGGGAGCCCTTGACCCAAACTCAGAAGTTTCCCAAACAATCGTTGGCGCAGCAAGTTCCGTGAAAGAAAGCGTTGTAATCACGCCTCCCAAGCCTTTACCCTGAACTGACTCAAAAGCACGAACAATTGAATTTTGATCAGAGCTAAATGGATTTTCAATGCCTGATGCAAAAACATCTCCATTTTCTGTTATGCCTTGACCTTTAAGCCCCGCTGGAATCAATGGATTATTACTAAATCCAGCAGCCCTAATGACCCCAATTGGATCAGGAACCAAATCATCATGTGTTACCAAAAATTCTCCACTTGTTTCATCCGCTTCCGCTTGCGGTCCTGAAGCTATGCGAACTTTGTAATAAGCAACCTGATGCTCTCCATAAGGCTTTACCTTTGCTGTCGACAATCCTGGGACTATTCCTAAAGCAAATATTGGGCCCACAATTTCAACTTGTGTGCTCGCCGTGATTACCAACTTCTTTCTTGGCTTTTGGCCAAATAATGCCTTCGCTCTTGCTGCTTTTCTTAATGGATCAGCACCCTCAGCCGAAGGATATCCAGATCTCTTTGGCAATAATATTGCCGTTTCGCTAGCCTGATATCCATCTTTTGACTCTTCCGTTACCGCAGGATTCCTCAACATCCTTGAACGTGTTTCAAGAATCTTCTTCTTTTTTGTTTCAACATTCGGATCTCCAATTGTTTTCAAGATATTAGATTTATCGCTTCCAACTCCAAATAATCTCTCTAAAGCAAATTTAGAATAATTTGTTCTAATTAAATCACCTATTCTCAATCTAATAACTGGCGTGCTCGCTGGAACCTGAGAAAATGGCTGGATGAATTTTGTACCAGCCTGATCTGAAACCTGCCTTCCTTCAGTCCAAGATGGATACACCAAAGAAGACAACTTATTAATCTTCCACCACATCAAATCAAAATCTTCTTTATTTGTAGCGACAATATTAAATGTAAATGTTATCGTTCTTTCCGTTGACGCATATGTTCTAACATTGTCAATTCTTCCAAATGCTTGAGAACTTTCGTATTGTGGAGTATAGACATCCTCTAAAGAATCCAAAAATGCATGAAATGATATAATCTCATTCGTCCTCAAATCATGAAAGTAAAATGGAACATATTCTGAATCAAGCTGTGTCTCAATTTCTTCAACAACTTCTTTCTTTATTCTTCCGTTTCCATCGACGTCTTTTCCTTTAGCAACCTGATTTTCCTGAATCGACGCCAAAGCTCTATCAAAATGATTTGCATTATTGTCATGCGCAAGTAAAGAGCCCGCCTTCAAAATCTCAGCAGGAAACAAGAATTTAGAAAGAGTGGCTCCTGTTTGCATTCCAGACTTCAGACCAGATCTGCTGTTTCGAATTCTCATTACATTCGTTGCAGGATTAATCGGGAGATTCTCGATAGAAGACTTCTTTCGATCTTTTGGATCGAATCCTTGTTCTCTAATCTCTTCTGCACGATCTCCCAATTGAGCAAGAACATTTAAAAATGCAATGATTTTAGAACTCTTTAATATATCAATTAATCCTAAAAATGCTTGCGCTGCATCCAATGGATTCTGAGAATTGGTGAACACATCAGCTACACTATTCACAATAGTATTCCCGCTTCGCAAAATAGAACGAACAAGAATTGTATATGTTTGAGGTTCTTTTAGTAATCTCTTAAAGCTTGCGCCATCAAAATCAAAGAACACATCCAGGCCTGAGTTAACGACCGTCAAAAAGTCTCGCTCAGTTTCACGAATACCAATTGCCCTCAAAGAAAATGCACGAAAGCCTGACAAGTCTTCTTTCCCAAATTCTCCAGCAACAAAAGGCCCACGATTTGGAACATTGGCAAGCTTTTCTTTTACCATCAAGGACAAAAATCCAACAAAAGCCTGAGTTACCAATCTAATGCTCACAGCTAACGCTGTTCCGAGGATTGTCATGCCTATTGGCAAAAATCCGTCATAAGGCTCAAATGGGGTATTCAAGTGTCCCCACGATCTATTGCTAGGATGAATCGCCTCTTCAGAATCTGTTCTAATCTTTTCTATTCCAAAGTTTTCTTCCATGACGGTGGAAGCACGAACATTATTTGTGTCTACTTTGACCACACCAATCTGTGTTGCTCCTGGGATTAATGTTAACGCTCCGAAACCTGGATCACTGGGGTTTCCTTCTTGAACGCCGCGAACCTCTCTCGCAGCCCTAAGCATTAATGAATGTCCAATTTGTTGAAGTTCGTTCAGCCTAATATCTGACTTATTGCTTATAGAAGGATCTTTAGAAGACGGCGCAGAATATTTTCCAAACTGTCTCTGAACTCGTGCAATAACATTTGGAGCAGAATTTTCTGAATCTCTATTTGCATTTCCTAAAAATGGACCATTAACGCCCGGAGAAAAACGATTATTATCAAGAGCATTCATAACTGCCCTAATTGTTGGATCATTAGACTGAGGCGTTGTAGACTGCCCAGAATTGTTTGTATTTCCTTCAATGTCCTTTAAAAATGTGTCAGCTTTGCCTTTTGTTAAAAAATCACCAATTGATGGAAGAAACATGTTCTGGCTATCAGAATATGTTGACAAATTTGGATTATTCATTGTTGATGCATATGGATTCTCTGCTCCCCTGACTTTATCATCCAAGGGTGCAGGATCTCCATTTTCGTCTCTTGATTTGCTCTTTTGAATTCCTGGAGCTATCTTGAATGTATTTCCATCTCTTCCATCAATCGACAAGCAACGCAAATAATCAGCAAGCGTCTCAATGACTTCATCCTTGAGATCGTCTCCAACTTGCGCTTTCCCATCTTCCCCAGAGCCATCTATAATATAAATGACTTCTTCATTTTCATCAACTTTTGGCATTATTCCCCACTATTATCTATTACTTCATTCATCTTCTTGGATATTGCATCCACAAATTCTTTCTCTTTCATAAGCTTTTCCAAAGGATTAAAAAACTGCTCTTGCCAAGCTTTCATATATTTCTCCATATATGCCGAAATCGCCTTTCTTTCTTCTTTGTCAGCCGATTCTAAAATCTGTTGATACTTTTCGTCTTCAATCAATTGTTTATATAAATCTTTCATTATGTCTTTTTACTCGCTTTTGTTGAAGTTAGAAATACATTTTGATCTTTAATGGCAGAAGTTACCGCTTCAGGGTCTAAGAATACCTCAACTTTTACATCAAATTTCATTTTTTGATTCTCGATTCTAAATTTGTCGTCACCCTTAAGTCCCAGGGCTCGACCAAGATTTTCAATTTGAGGTCTTAGTGTTTTGATATTAATTCCGCTCAAGTGTTTAGTAATTTCATTTGCTGCCGTAATCATTTTGGAGATTGCTTTTACTGCGGGCATTTCTGCCATATCTGCATCTCCAACTTTTGACTTCTTGGCATTCGTATTGAATTTCATGAACTCATCATGAAATAGTCGAATTCCACCAATCGCTGTGCCCATAGATTCTATATTCACAATTCCGTCAGATATCTCTTTGCGACTTGCGTTTAGTCTTCCAAATCCTTCAAGCAAAGATTTGTCAGCCAAATTATCAACAGAGCCGCGGATTGTCGTCATTGCCTTTGAGACTTCTTCTGGCTTAATTTGTCCGACCTTAATGAGAACACCCAATCCATCAGCCGCTTGACCGAACATTTTTATAGATTCTATTGCCAATATTGATTGGCCAATCTGCTCATCAGAAAATGCTTTTCCAATATCCAGAAGGTCAGCACGTAAACCCCCATTGCCATCTTTTCCAATAAGCATTGGCTTAACTGTTTCTCTAAAAGTTTCAAGAGTTTTTTCAACCTGTTTAGGTTTCATCTTTTTAATTCTATTGAAAATATCAAGTTCTACGTCGCTTACATCGGCTCCACCCATTTGGAGCTTTCTTTTCAAAGATTCCGTAGCTTCTTTCCGTTTTCTTTGTTCAGGAGATACTTCAAGAGCTGTCCCGGCCTCAAGGAATGGAGACATAATTGACTGAACTTTTGCTTGAGCTTTTGCCGAAGCCTTGTCAAGTCGAGCAATTTCTTTATTAATGTCGTCTTCAGATGGACCTAAAGCAAATCCAGCCTCGCTAAGGCCCATTGTTGCGACTCCAAGCAATGCCCTATTCTCTTTTGCTGATCTTACCTGCTCTCTTTGAAACATAAGCTTTTCTCTTTCCGCCTCAATTCCTCTTAATCGAATATTTTCTTCAGTTGCCGCCTCCTGGGCGCGAAGCATCATGTCTTTCTTGGTAAGATCATGCTTTTTACCAAGAGCTATTAGCATATCTGCCTGATGTCCTCGCTCAGCCATTGCTATAGCTTCTAATTCTTCTTTTTGGATACCAAGTTCCTTGTTCTGGCCAGAAATCTGCTGACGTCGCTGTGCCGCTACCTTTGCAGCGCTTTCTACTTTTTTATCAATAAATTCATATTGCTCTGCTACATCAGACCAAGCTTCATAAAATTTGTACGCAATAAGACCAGCCAAAGCAACAGCTGCACCCATCAAACCTCCCCTTGCCCCCATCATAAGCATTTTTTGCCAACCCATACTTGCAATGGATTTCGTCAAAGATGATGTAACATGAGGATTGCTTAATGCAGCACCAAGCCCAGAAGCCATCCCCTTTGCTATTCCTGGAACAACTATCATTGCTGCCGCAATCATTCCAGGCTTTGATCCAAGAATTTTCCATAATGTTGGCCAAAAATGTTTGTCAACCCATGCAACAACATGATCCCAAACTTCTTTCATTAGCTCAACAAAAGCATCTTTTAATTGCCCTGCGACCGGACCTAGCTGTCTTGATATCTCATACCAAATGTCAAACAGCAAAGATGCCCCACCTTGACCAGCCTTATCAAACATCTCCTTAAAGGCCGTCGCAAAATCAGTTTCACCACGAACAACACGCGTTATCACCTTAAAGAAATCACGCACTTTCTCCATAGCAATCTTCAAGCCAGACAACACAATTTGTCCAACAGCCTTCATTGCCTTTTTCAGTCCTCCAACAATTTTGCCCATAGCCGAACTTTCCATGTCAACCATGTCAAAAAATGCATTATTCAGGGCTTTCAAAAGATTTTTCAATGCATCTTCTGCCGTTGAAGGATCCCCAAGATCTTTAAAGAAATTGCGGAAACCCTGAACAACTTTTCCTGCCATTTTTCTAAATTTATCTGGACTGAAGAAATCTCCAACACCTCTAATAAATTGCTTCATTCCTGGGAACATCGTAATGAATGCTCGACCAACACGGCGTCCAGCATGCTCTGTTGCCCAGAGGCTAAGCCTGATATTTCTCATAACTCGCCAGAAGTCCTTGTTCCAACGAATACCAATTCTCAATCCTCGGACAAACCGATCAAAGAATCCTCCCATTCTATGCCCCTGAAGAACAATTCTTTCGATAGAAGCTGCCAATCTCTGCATGGCTTCTGCTTGTGTTATTTGCTGTTGTTCCGCTGTTTGTCCAGCTTGCGCAACTTCATCATAACTCTTGCCTTGATTCTTTAAAGCAAAAACAGCATTCAATGCCTGGTCTTCAATTCCAGCGGTTGCAGCAAGATAATTTCTTTCTTGACGGGTTAGCTTGCTAATATCTTTGCCAGCTTCGAAGAATGATTGACGAAGCATTTCAATCCTCTTTCCAGGATCCTGCTCCTTAATCATTTTCATCGCATCAATATTGATTCCAAAAGCTTGAGCAAGACGCGCTGCGCTATCTGCTGCATCCTCAAAGTTGTCAAACTTATCAACAATGCCTAAGAGATCCTTGAAGTCAACACCTAATCGTCTTGTATATGTAGACAATTGAGCCATTTCACGAACACCAACTGATCCAAATTTCTTTAGATCTTGAGACATCATTCCGACATCACGAGCAATAACTTTCTGGGATATTCCAAATTGCTTTCCTAATGAAGTTGAAAAGTTCGTTACGGTTCTTAATGTCTCTTCAAATGTTTTCCCCGTTCCCTGCGTCAATTGGGCCATGGTTTTCATTTGTTCATTTGACAATCCAAGACCTTTTTGATATGCCACCATTCGTTCTGCATTTTCTGCAATATGTAATCCGAACTCATGGAATACGGCACCCATTTCTGTTGCCAATTCACGAATGGCATTCAATCTATCCCACAAGAATCCCGTCACACGAAAGGTGCTCAATCCTGTTTCAGCCAACTCTCCACGCATAGAACGAGCCGCAGAAATAACATTCTTGGCCATATCTGTATGAAAATCACCAAATGTTTTTCGAACATTTTCGTAAGCTTTCCATAGTTCCACGCCTCCGCCACCACGATTCGCTTCCGCAACAAATGCATTGAATATCTTAAATGGAATTGATAATATAGATTTGCTGATACTAAAGATGCCTTGAACAGCTGTTGCCGCCAAAGAAATTACTCCTTGGAGTCCGTGACTTAGCGTAGTAAATCCCTTACTTATTCCATCAATAAATCCAACTGAAGCCGCACCCCATGATGACGTTTCTGCTGTTCCTTTTTGATATTGTTCAAATAAGCTCTCAAATCCATCATCTTGTTCTTCCATGGATTCAGCCAGAATTTCTGACATATCTTGCTGTTTTTCAGAGAACTCTTGCGCGGCTGCGGCTGCATCTCTCAATGAATTCGCTGTACTCTGCGCATTTCTTGCAATATCTCCACTTAGCTGAGCCTCACCTAATGCATTAATAAGCTCATTAGTAACCTGAGCTTGTTGGCGGAAAAGACGAGTTGTTTCAGATACAATTCTTTTCCTTTCCGTCAAAAGCTCATTAAGTTGCTTTTGAGTTTCTACATTGTTAGCGTCAGCCATGAGATCTTAATTCTAGTTCTAAATATCTAATAGCAACAAAAAAGGACCGTAATTACGATCCTTCAAAGTTCATTGTCCTAATGTCTCTCGATTTCCATCGAGCATTTGTTTCTTCGCGGAACCTTTCAGGCTGAACCTGTCTTAGCTTGCCGCGATAAATTCCCTTTTCTGCCTCAGTAAGCGGCCTTTCTTCTTTCTCGTCTTGGCCATTTTGCTTCTTGACTTCTTTGACAATTTCTCCAATAAAATATCGTCTAAGATTTACTGGCAAAAATCTTGCTTCCCAGTATGAAAATCTTCCATAATAAACAAGGAGAAATAGTTCTCGATTATATAAAGAGCGATCATTCAGGCCAAAAAAATTGTGCCCCAAGAGGCATACCTACCTCTTCATCCTGTCCACAGGCCGGGCAAGTTGCAATTTGACGCATAACCATCCCTGGCTCATGCTTGTCCATATACTTACGCAATGCCTTGGAATCTCCCGCTCTCATAGAATCCACAAATCGCGCAATATAACCTTTATCTTCAATATCGTCTACTTGAACAATGCTGTACTTCAATCTCGTTGTGACAAATTGATCTTGCAAATTCCCAAGCTTTTTCATCTTATCTTGAATGATATTAATTTCTTCTTCATCATCTCCTGTTAAAAACTTGAAATATACTTTTCTTTTGGAAATTGGCAATTCAAATTCAAATACATTAGTGCCAGATCTAACTGGCGACAAATCTAACCTTTTTAGAGGTAATTTATCTAATCTAAATGTGTTTTCAAAATTGTGACCGCAAGAGTTACACTCAATCTCGGCCGGATATTCGGATCCATATCCTGTAATTCTCAAACTCACCATGATTGCATTTCTGTCTCCCGCAATCATCTCTCCAACGTTAATCTCTTTATCCACCAAACATGATTTGATTAATTCAGTGATTACCGTTCCCTTTTTGATAAGAGCACGAGAAGTAAGAATGTCTTCCTCGCGTGCGGTCATAACTCTAATATCAACCGTTTCTCGACCACATAATGGGGATTTTTCAGGATAGACCATCCCTTTCGATGGCAAAGGAACACTCTCTGCCGGAATATCATCCATCGGTTGCATAATCACATTTGAATTGTTAGAATTAAAAACCTTATTACGTTGTGCTCTATCTTCGCTCATAGCGGATTCTGTTATTTCTTCTGCCATAATTTAACCCTTTTTGGATAAACCTGTTCTAGAAAATGATAGGTCAACCCAGGTACTTTGTTAATGTGTCCAAGATCTTTTTTTATCATACAAAGAAATCTGCCTTAGTTCTTTATATGAAAATTTAAAATAATGCATTAATAGAAATGTTTCTTCATTTTTGAGATCTGGACGATTCATCAACTACTAACTATAGCAATCCTTAAAAATTAAGAATTTGGCTTTCTAATGACGAACACAGATTCTAATGAAACTTCAAGATCATATTTCTTTGCAAATTCATTAACTGCTTTTTTTACGCCAGGGAATGTATTGTAATCATCTCCGCACAATATTCCGCCAGGACGAAGCAATCTCCAATAATGCTCTAAGTCTTTCATTACGCTTTCATATTCATGAGCAGCATCTAAATAAATAAGTTCTGCTTTTGCTCCCCATTTATTCAATAATTCAAATGCATTATCAGAAGTGTTGGGAAATGGAATAACATAATTTTGAAGACTTAATCTTTTGACATTTGCAAGAAATTGGTAATAAAGTTGAGGATATCCATGTTTGTGATTTAGTCCTCCCCAACGATGCTGGTTTTTCTTATCGACCCAGTGTTCTGGGCTCCCTAGCCACGTATCAACGCAAACTATTTTCCCATCGATATTGTTGTCTTGCAAAGCTTTAGCCATGTTGCAGGCACTCTGGCCTTTCCATGTCCCAACCTCAATAATTAATTTCGGCCTTATTTGCTTAATTGTTTGCCCAAACCAAGGACGATTTCCTCCCCATCCCTGCAAATCCAATTCAAATCCTTCTTCTTTAAAGTCTTTATAAATATCACATCCATAAATCGAATGAATCGTTATCGGCCTTTGGTTCTTTTTACCCATATTAAATAATATGACATATAAGGCCATTGTATAGCTTTATAATCTTTACTGTTCGATATGACTTAGCGATATTGAAACCATCTGCCTGCAAATAGCAAAAAAATAAAGCCACACCCATTGTGAGTGTGGCCAAATTTGACGTGAGAAAACTCACTTAAAATTGTAAAACCGCCAAGTCGTAACGAATTGTTAATGTCACGTCAGCTGACTCAGTATTATCATATGCCAATTCTCCAAAGTTTGCTTCTTGAATATAAGCACCTTTGATATCCCAAAGCTCAACAACTGCACCCAATGGGTCAAGCATTTTTAGCTGAATATCTCGCTTATAAAAATCGGCATAACCACCACGTTGAGTAACGTGTTCTTGGCCTAATCTAATCCATTCCATAACCTGCTGAGCACCAGATGGCGCTATCGCATCATGCAAAGCTACACTAAGCTCACCAAATGTGTACTTTGATGCAAGATAACGTGTCGCATTAATATAGTTGATTGTGAATGTTTCTGTGCTGATTGTTGGTCGAGCAGCCGTCTTCAAAAGAAAGCTGTCAATGCCTTCAATAGCTAAAAGCCAACGAAACTTTCGTTTTGGTTCGAAAGTATTCGCAAGCATATCTTGAACGTCAAGTACCTCTGCCATTGTTTAATCTCCTAATCTAAGTAGTCCCTTACTGAAAAATTTATATAGTAACTCCATTATTTGTTACAACGAAGTCAAGTGCCACGAATTCAACCGTACGTGTTGGCTGAATATAAATCACACCACGAACTGTATTGTTTTCAACATCAGCTTGTGTTGTCGTACTCGTGTCAATTCTCACACGGTATCTATCAATACCAGCCTGCTCTTGAATCTTATTAAGAATAGGATTCACACGAGCAGAGAATCGTGCAAGTGTTTCTTCCCTATTTGGTTCAAATAGGAAGTCATTAGCAACTCGTTTGACTCTTCTTCTAAGCTCAAGAAGAAGTCGACGGACATTGATTCGATCCAATGCCGATTGTGCAGCAAGCAAGGTCTTCTGACCCCACACAACAACCCCTGGACCTCCTGGGAATGCCGTAATAGGATTGATATCAACCTCGTACAAATCATCAAGATTGCCTTGATTTAATGTGACCGCAGTTTGCTTCACATTCTCCATAGCACCGCGAGTAAATCCTGCTGGTGCTAACCATGGATGCCCAACCGCATCATTCAACGCGTATGCGCCAATAACACCAACAGACGGAGGAACGCGCACATTTGTATTTGTAGTAGGATCTTTAATCACCAAGTCTGGAAAATATGCCGCTCCAAAGCTTGAATCTATCGCTCTTGCCGCAAATGAGTTTACAGTATTCTGAACATTTACATCCTGTAATGAAGAAGTGATAACGCTATTAACAGTATCCCTTTCTTCAATGTCCATAATATAGATCGCATCAAATCTAGACTGTGCTGTGATTAATGCCTGATCAGTGACAACGGAATGTCTAATACCTGGGATTGCTAAAATATTAACATCTACTTCAGATGTCTCTCCCATAATGTCCAAAGCTTTTCTGTAGGCACGAACTGTTGGGCCTTCATCCTGACCACGAGCTGTAAAGTTCATTTCTTCAATAATAGCTCTATTTGTTAAGTCGTTCTCATCTTTGTCAAAGATGTTGACTCCATCGAATCCTCCTTGCATAAAGAAAGAGAACTTGGTCAAAGAGCGAACACCCAAGATGGACAAGTCAGTGCTCAAATCAAGCGCCCTAGTCTTATTCGAAATATCGTCTGTAATGTTTCCTTCACGAACATATGTCCATTCATCAACCGTTTTGAGATTCGCTTTTCCGTCAGACCCTGTAACAACTTGAATATTCTCAAGAGAGAAGATATTATTATTGAATACATCGGCATCTAAGTTGCCATTCGCAGAACTAAATGCCGTTCCTTCATTATTCCCAACCTGAATATTTTGATTAGTCGTCATAAATCCAGGAAAGTATTTTGCAAAGCTTCTAACAGTTTCTTCAGGTTCTGCACTCTTGTTTGGCTCAGTTGTTGAGATGTTCTTTTCAAACTGAACTCCCCAATATAGATTTCGATTAATAACCTTCTTAGGATCAACGCCTATTGTAATGTTCTTTCTAAATGGTGTTGGTGGCTCAACAGAACGCTGAAGAATATCAGCGGATACAGCGACACTTGAGCTAACTGTGGTTAGTGGAGCAGAGCCAGAGGTAACAAGATGATATTTTCCACGGAAACCTGCCGGCAATGCTGTTGGCTCAACATCCCCATTGAATACTTCATCAGTAATCTCAACACGAACACGACCAGAAACATTTGGGTAATTCCCATCTACAACAAGTTTTTGTGTTCCGTTTGCTCTGTCAAAGTCAAAGTATCTATATTCGTCGCCAATTGCTTTTCCAATAAAGCGATCAGATGATGGATTGAGAGACAATCCTCGATAAGACTCTAGAACAACCTTGTTATCGTCATTATCACTTATGTCTCTTACGAGAAGATCAAACGTGCCAAACTGATCCTCTTCACTTTGACTTGGGGAAATATTCTCAATAGAGAACTTATAAGATTCAGAATCTCCAGCCCCATCAGAAAGACCGTGCAATCTGAAAAGATTCTTCGGAGAACCACCGAATTTCTGGGATATGACATAAGGACTAATCGCCGCGCTAAACCTATCCTCAAAGTTTTCATAGTTTGGAACAGTTGGAGAACCCGTATTTCTTGCCTCGCTTCCCGTTGTTATAAATGCGATATCTTGCAAGCTTGCATATTGGCCGCTTGCGAATCCGTCCAATAAAAGTCCGGTTCCCGTTACCGCTGCCAATGCCGGATGGATATCATAATGTGTATAAAGAAGATATCCAGCCTTTTGCATGCTGAAGGGGTCTTTGTTCAAAAGATTGGCAAAATAATTTGGAGCAGTTGGATCAAAAGATGCCGTTACAACATTTGGATATGAAGAATCGGTTCCCTTATGTCCATTCAAAAGAAGAACAAATTCTTGCTTTGCCGTAGATCCATTGAGCAATTGAACAGAGCCAGTCAAATCACCCTTCAATGTTCCCGCACCAGCTGTTGCCGGATCAGTCGCGCTTGGAGCGGAACTGTCTACTGCCAATGTGGAGGAAAGAAGAGGAATAACTCCAGAAGCCGCCAATAGGACACCACGAATAATTGGATGAGCACTTGTTCCATCTTGAATCTGTGCAGAAGAAAAGATATCTGAGCCAGCAGACTCGCTCATGTAACAACCCAAGAAATAAGTTCGTCCTGGCTCTCCTTCAGAAACAGCATAAGGATTATCTCCAAAATTTCCTGTATCTAATGGCTGTTGCTCTCCAACAACAAATCCAGCGGACTCAACAGATCCAATGTTATTGCCTGTAGTAAGCCTTTTCTCCCCCTTACCAACACCCAAAACTTTTAGATAAGTTAGTGCCGTAGAATTGTTCAGCCATTCCGAAGCTGCCAAAGGTCCATATTTTTCCCCGTCAGATGGTCCAAATTTGGAATTATAATTTTGCAATGTTCCTACGGTAAGAGGAACAAATGCCGGTCCACGCGTTGACGTTCCGATAATACCCGCAGGAGTCCCTATGGGACCAGTTTGTGATGGTCCTGAAAGATCAATCTCATTCGCACTTACGCCAGGGCTTTTGAAAGTCAACTCAACCATTTGCTTCTCCTATAAATACACTCTTAATTGAAAAATTACACATCAAAACTTACACCTGCATTTGTAATCACAAAATCAATCGCAACAAACTCAATAGTTCTGGTTGGAACAATAACAATTCGGCCATTCAAACGATTCTGCTCGGCATCCTTGTCAGAGTTATTACGCTCATCCATGATTACATCAAATCTCTCGATTCCTTGCTGAGCCTGAATCAAACTAAGCTGAGGAACAACTTGATTAATGAAACGCAATCTTGTAGTTATTGTGTTTTGTTCGAATACAATATTCTTTCCGATATTCGTAACAATTCTCTTGACCTCTAAAAGAAGTCGTCTAATATTAACTCGATCCAATGCGCTTTTTGCTTGCTGAAGGTTCTTTTGTCCAAAGATTACAAATCCTTCATTCGGAAAATTTGCAATTGGATTAATGCGAGCATCGTATAAAGTATCACGATCCCCAGTTGTCAATCTAACAGCAATGTTTGTCACAAAGTCTAATGCGCCTCGATTAAATCCTGCTGGCGCGAACCATGGAAATCCAACTCGATCATTGAATCCTAATGCAGACAAAGCCGCAATAGATGCCGGCAATTGCACCTTTCGATTGTTGACAACATCATCAATAACAACATCTGGGAAATATGTTGCAGCGTAACTGTTATCCACTGCTCGTGATTCAAAGTTCTCCGCAGTTTTACGCACATCAGGCTTTGAATCGCTATCGTCAAATAAACGCACGCCTTGATCGTCATAACTTGGGATATCCATGACATAAAGAGCCATAGAGAATTCCCTCGTCTTTGTTGCAACAAAGTCTGTTACAAAGCTGTCTCTGATTCCAGGGATTGCCAAAATATTAATGGATGGAATCTGAGCGCCGTTCGCAGATAATGTGAATGGATCCAAGAATATTTTTGCAGCAGTTTGATAACTAAAGATTGCATTATTTTCTTTTCCTGCACCAGCCGGATTGACAGCCAATCCTGTTGCTAAATATGCAGAAGACGCCCCACCATCAGTATCGCTTGAAGATGCCCTATCATTTAGACGAGAAGCATTCTTATCAAGAATATTCACTCCATCAAATCCGCCATACATAATATTTGTGAACTTATTGAATGTCTGGAATCTATTAAAGTCTGCTGAAGACGTTAAATTCACTAATGTAGCCATGGTGATACGATCCGTAATCACCCCGTCAGAAACCTTATAACTGGTAGCATCAGGCTCTGCATTTCTAAGGTATGCGGCCTCTCTAATATGATCTTCAGCTGTACCTGAAAGATTTGCCACATTGCTATTACTAAACGCAACACGAGCTAATGTGAACTTATTCTCATTGAATGAATCAACATTTGAACCTGTAACCAAGGTATCCAACTTAGACAATCCAACAAACTTGGAATAAGATTTTCCAAGACCGCTCTTTTCTTTCGTTGTGTTAGAATTCAATGGTACTTTATTTCTTTCGAGCTTAGCTCCCCAATAAAGGCGACCATCAACCTCTTCAGAAACGCCAGGGTTTCCTGCAAATCCAGCTTCCGAAACGCTTCCACGTGTGACCTTGAATCTGTATGGAAGTGGAGGAACTATGGACCCACTAAGTTGCCCAACAGATCCTGAACCTCCTAGTCTAATATTGACACTGGTTGGATCTCCATCAGTATTCAAATCGTTTGTCTTAAGAGCTTCAATGCCTCGGAATCCGAACGGCAAAGCCCTTGCTGGAATAAGCCTTCTTTCTACAGCTTCTTCCATAACGATTCTTACAACATTGGACTTATTCTCATAACGACCTTCATCAACAATGCGACGCTCATCTTCGCTATCTGCGTCGAAAATATAACGAACTTTTCTGTCACCAATCTTTCTTGCAACATAATTCTCGCTTCTAGGATCTAAGTTGCAATCAGGGAATCTAGCCACAATTTGCGGATCTTGGTCTGTGTCCTCCCATTTTCTAATTTGAACTTCAAATGTACCAAATGGATTTGTTGGATCCGTGCTTGCACGAAGATTTGCAATAGAAACCTTAATGCGATTATTCGCATAATTTCCATCGTCTAATGCTTCGAAATAAAAGAGATCGTACTCTGTTTTACCAAATGGCTGAGAAATAAACTTGGTTGTTTTCGCGGCTTGAAATCTGGTATCAAAGTGACCATAAGCATCGCGGAAAAGCATTGCTGTATCGCCAGAAGAATCCGACGTATTCGAAGTCCCAGACAAAATCGCAATAGATCCGGCATCGGTTGAGACGGCCGCCACTTCAGCATCGACAGAATAATCTAGATATAAAAGATGATTCAATTCAGCAAATCTATCAGGATTTGTATTAAGAATCTTTGCAATATAATCAGAGCTTCCAGGATCTAAAGATGCTGTGAAAATCGTTGCTTTAAGCGTTGAAGAAACAATAAGCTTAAACTTATTTGAACTATTCAAAGAAGCAACATCGTCAATAACTGGTGTTGCCAACTGTGATCCAGTTAACTCTTCATCTCCATCAGCAACCAGGATTCGAGACCCGCTTGTATTGAAAATAACGGCACGAACCACATAAGCATCATCTGTTGCTGATGTTGCAGTAAAGCTGTCATTATCTGTAAAAATAGGCATGCCAGACACTTCTTCTGTCTGGACTTCGTGTTTGGCTACCAAGAATTGAACAGGACCAAGATGTCTGTCATCTGTTCCAACCGTTCCGGTAACAATAAATCCTGCGTTTTTAACTTGACCAGTTAGCCTGGTTTTCTCAATATCATCTGTTGTATCATTAGCACCAGCACCAAGCACACGCATAAATGAGACAGACGTGCGATTGGCCAAAAATTTATCAATAGCGTATGTTGCCGGATGCTTAGGATCTAATCCGCCAAATCTTGTTTCAAAATCTGGGGACGATCCCAATGTCACCGGCACAAAAGCAGGACCGCGCGGCGAGGTTCCAATAACGCCGGCAGGAACACCCGCTGGACCCTCTTGACGAGCACTGAGGTCTCTCTCTATTTCAAAAAATCCTGGTGATCTGAATGTTTGCTCAGCCATTATTTGCTCCTTACCCAACTAGCGAGGGTTTACAATACTAATAATAAGTAGTAGTCACTTCTTCAAAACACATATGTCAAACTTCGCACAAATTTAGGGAATTTCTATATTTAGAAGCCGTTTTGCACTGATTGTTGTTTCTCCTTTTCGTGCATCTCTTCGCTTAATTCGAACAAAAGCTTCTTCTTCCTCTCCTGAAAACGGATCTCTAATAATGTCAGATGTAAAAATTTCAGGAAGTCTTGTTATCGGCCTTCCACGATTATCTAAATTCTCTAAATTATCTAAGATAAAATCATCAGGATTTCCCGTAGGTGCTGTCCCTTCATTTCTGTGTTGATCGAAAATTCCATCATATACACCAAAAGAGATTTCTGGTGCTGACAAATACTTTCTAAAAGGAACCATGTCCCCGCCATTTTTGTTTGCAATCATATAAGCCGGAACAGTAACATTAAAAACATAACGATGAACTCGTTCATCATTCGTAAATTCTTCATAATTGTCTTGCGTATCAATTGCGTCTTCAAAATATGCAACAAACCAATATCCTTTCTTAGAATTGATTTTATACGTTCGACCTTGACCGTCATAATTGGTCATTACACTTTCAATCATTTGATTCATATGAAGCTGAAAACTTGTCCAAAAGACAATCTCATATGTAGCTACATATCGAATAGGAAATGGAATCGTGATTATCTCAAATATATTATTTGAAATATTGTTTCTCAAATTCTTGTCAGAAGCATTTGGATCCCTCCTTGTCGCAACCGTCCCAGGATTAGAACCTTGCAACGTTCCAGCATTCAATAAGTTGCTTACACTTGCTGCATTATCCTGATTTGTCAACCCAATCTTATTTATTAGATTTTGATATTGAGGATCTCTTTCACTCAACCTTTTCTTAATGACAAAATCCCCAGTATCTTGACCAATCGCACTTCCCATATTCTCTTTGGCTTGATTCAACCCCGTTCTTCTAACGCTAATAATAGGCAAAATTAAAGCACCACTTTTGTCACGAATCGGGTTTCGCCTCTCTCTTAATGCAAACCTCTCTCCTGTAGCAAAAACAACAGGAACTTTTCTTTCAAATTGATCAATTGATTCATCGTCTCGTGTAGTGATAAAAATCTGTTTATCATTCTCAAAAAGATTAAACATAGCCTCGTCAACATCTCGGATGCCAACTGAAGGAATATGGAAATCCGTAGGAACATTCGCTCCCTCATAGCCAGAAGGAATCCTATTTCCCAAAGGCTGATTTGTCATTTCCTTTTGTGTACTCACCTATATAACTATGCAAATAAAGTATTGTATACTAATAATATGTTTAACAATATATTATCAAAAGAAGAAGTAGAAAAAAGATTTCCTAAAGGCTCATCTGTAGAAATTTTAGGAACAGATCGCCTTGGGATTGTTGTCTCGGAAGCAAAAGTTTATCACCCCCTAAAACAATGCGGCTATCCAAAATGCGATTGTAAAACAATCAGCGAATTAGACAAAGAAAAACAATCAATTATGGTTCCATATGATATAATGAATTTATGACAAATAATGATTTTTTACATTGGTTACATGGATTTTATCAAATGATTGGCGACACGACCTATTGCTTGACTGATCGACAAGTTGACACAATTCTTGATCATATTGATCTTGTTCGAAACAACCCTCACAATGCCTTGTCACGACAAATACAATTGACCGAATATATCGCAGGACTATTTGGAATGTGGGACACATTCAATGATAAACAAAAATGGAACGCAGGAGATCGGGCCAGAATCGCTCTCTATTTCTATTTTAATCCAGATCGAGCAATGTATGGGTGGCGTTTCCCAATGTATGGGTGGCGTTTCCCTTCTTCTCTAAGAAAAACATCATTCGAAACTCAAAGATCAGAGTCTTTAGATGCTATTGTAAATCCTAAAATGTTCGTAAGCTGCTAATCGGAATCCGTATCTCCCTCTCCATAAAAGGCATTTCCAGCTTTACCAACTTGTCCTCTTTCTGATATTTCGGCAGGCTCAGAGACAATTGGGGGATCCAAGACCCCTTTATCAACAAGATCTCTCTTGTCTCCAGTTTGCCCTTCCTTGTTTTCGTCAAATCCACGCTGTTGCACAAACGTATCCTGAACAGCATCTTCGTCCGACAAACGCTCTTCCAACGGCCCAAGTGGTCTAATTGCAAAGTTGTCTTTGCGCGCTTGGCGTCCAATTAACTCAATTCCATCATCATATTCAACTTGACCATATATGTTTCTAAACGTTCTAACGGACATTATTTCAAATATGTCCGTTCCATAACTGAAGAAATCTCCATCCTTTAGCTCAATTTCTTTTTGAATCATGTCACGAGACTGAATATAAACCTTAATTGACAAAATAGAATCTTGACCAAACTTGTTGGTCTTTACTTCAGCTGGCTGCCAATCAACAATACAATTTATCTCAATTGGGTTTTCTAAAATCTTTGTTACCGCTTCTTCATAAACTTCATCTACATCCGTCTTATCAAATGAGATAGGATAATAATATATCTTTTGTCCAACGAGATCTTTAGTCACTTCCTTGGAAATATCATTAAAGAAATCAATCTCTCTTGGAGTTATAAACAAACGAGGCATATTAACAAATAGTATTAATAATCAGGTTCTTCCCAAGAAAAACCGATCCCCTCAATATCGCTTGCCTTCTTCTTTTCAGCTTCAGGATCAAATACTGAATAATTTTCCATTTCTTCTGGCGACTCAACAGCATCAGAATCAATATCCATGCTTGGCTCAATTGGCTTTCTTGGCTTGATTCTATGGGCTTTCGCTATTTCATCAGGAATTGTAGTCCCACGAATTCCTCTTACCAATCTTTCACGAGAAACCAAATGCTGAGGAACATCATAAAGATCTGCTAATTTTATATCTGAAACTTTTCCCAACATCTGAAGAATCTCTGGTGAATTTCTAATTTTTGCCCACTGGACCATCTCAATCGGAATTCCAAATTCTTCAGCAATAGCTCCATCTTTTTCTATTCCCAAACGGGCAATTGCTTCAGGTGGCAAATCTGGTTGCCTAGAAGCATACTTTAATGCCAACCTCTGACCACGAGGATGCATCCATCCCCATTTTTCTTGCTGTTCGGGGCTCAGCTTTGGCGGCGGCTCTACATCCTCCATTCCAAGCGTTCCCTTTGGCTCCCTTGGCGGCTCATCCAATTCTTTAATCAAGAAATTTATGTATTCACGCAATAAATTCTTCATAATGATAACTATTTGTCACCTTTGGTAATGTTTTCATTCTCCCATAAAGGTTGAGTATTCAAATAATGAAAACATTTCTTTTGTTGTTCCGGATCAGATAAATCGAATTTAGAACAAGGGCAAATATGATCTATGCACCATCCTCCCCTTCCATAATTCTCCCAACTCATTCCATATTGAAATTTAGACTCTAAATATATCTTATATTCCTCAATAGAACACCCAAGAAGACTAAGCGTTTTTTTAGATTTGCATTTTCCATTCAAAGCATCATATATCCTTTTTCTACAATTTTGAAGAATACGATATCCTACATCTTCTTTCCTTCTTTTTGCCCTAACCACTCTTGCACGTTCTCTTAGTTTATCCTTATTTTTTTCCCTATATTTTCTCTGATACTCAGCCAATTTTTCAGCATTTTCTTGAGCGTATTTCTTTTTTTTAAAGGCAATTAATTCTTTGTTTTTTTCTCGATATATTTTTCCGCGTTCTTTTATCTTTTCTTTGTTTGCCTCAGCATATTTTTTAACGCATTTGAGGATATTTTTTTTATTTTTTTCATAATATTTTTTTTGATATTTTCTAATTTTATTCCTGTTCTTCAAGTATCTATTTGATTTTTTGTCTTCAAAACAAACTTTGCACTCAGAACGATATTTTTGACTGTCTTTTCTAAAATAGAATTCAGAAAGTTCTTTTTCGGAGTTACATGTTTTACATATCATGAAAAAGTATATCAACTTTTTCTGGTACGATAAAATTACCCTGCAACAATCATAAAACCATTAGGCATCGGCACGCCACGTAATTGCCTCATAAGATTTTCAGACTTTGTAGCTTGCTGTTCAACCAAACTATCATATGTGAGATTCTCAAGCTGATCTCTCAACTGAGTCCTTAGTCTTTCTTTTTCTTCATATCCGCGAGTCAACAAATCGTCATAGTTCAATTGGACATCTGTGTTCGGAACAGGAATATTCCTTACTTTACCACGAATATACCCAAGACGAATCATACACAATGCTAAAGTATATTCTCTAATCCATTGTTTCCCAACAGAATTGATTGTATTATAAGACAAATTATCATATGGAATATTAGATAGATTGGAGATTCCAAATATGGAATCATCAGCAGATCCGCTTAAGAATGCCTTATTATTAAAAGGATCGCCAGGAAATGAAACTCTAACAAATAGCTTTCGAGGATTTCCTGAATCACGAATCGGAACTGGCATAATTCTTAGCTGTTGTCCAATAACTCGATAACTATAATTCGATCTCCTTACGCGCTGAGAAAGCTGCAATTGTCCTTGACGAAGCAAGTCTTCAAAGACAGGAAGAACATAAAAGATTGTCTCTGGCGTGAAACTTTCAAAATTGAATTCGTTATTCAAAAAGTTGATAGCAGATGTGCTATCAAAGAAACGGAAAGCCACAGCCGGGCTAAAATGGAAAACTTCCGTTATTCGCATCCTTCCTTGAGATCCGGTCGGCTGCAAATCAAACAAAGGCGTTCCATTACCATCAACCAATTCTGTTACTAAATCATAATCTTGACGCCCCTTTTCCAAAGTGATCGATCCAGACAATTGGTTCTGATAACCAGAATATGAAGCCTCTTGAGAATAAGGCTCGGCTTGGCGAATCAAAAACTCAAGAGTTTCTCTGGGATATAGATTTTGAACATTAGAGCCTGTACTTTGCCCTAATAAGGTTGCCATGTTTGAACGAGCCTGGAATTCATTAATGATGGCTCCCCAAACCAAAGTTGCCTCTTCAAAGGCATCCCAGATTGTTTTACTTGTCAACTCAACAGAAAGGACATCATCCCCCAACGCTCTCTTCACATAGTTTATAATACTATCTGCATCCGCCTGGAAGGTGGTGTCGCTGTCAAATATCCCAAATGCTGTTGGGTTCGTAACGTCAAGAAATCCCATATCTCTTGATAAATATGGGATTTAATCGGTTTTATTTTGTTTTCCAGAAATCACTTTCAAATGACGGAATTTTTAAATCCCTCATGGATCTCCATGGATATTTTTATGCTTTGATTAATTACATTGATCGAATCTCCGCCTTTCTTTAGCCTAATAACGAATTTAATAAATTTTCCACTAAGAGGATTGCTTATCCAATTTCCGTCTTTGAAATCGCCTCGCTCATTATGTCTTCGAAGATTGAGTGCCGCACCATTACCGGCCCGAGCCTGGTTCCAATCTCCTTGATATTTAGGACCCCAAGGAACCGCATCATTTCGCAGCATACCCAAATCAGATATAATAATTTTATAGATTCGATGTAAATCGCCTTTTGGAATCGCTTTTTCTATTTCATAAGTTGGAATTATAAGATATTGAAAATCTAATTCACTATCAAGATCATTAAAAACATCTGGATCGAAACTTACTAATCGAGCATTTGTTTTGGTAAATTCTTTAGATCTACTAACCGTCCCATAATTGAAAAACAAATCATTTCCTTGAATGTTTGCCCATGCTCCTTGCCATAAATCTTTTGTTTTTACAGTCCCTGAATCATAAACCGGACCATATCCTCCGCCACCGATCAAATCATATTGTCTGCCCGTACTATATGTCCGCTTGATTCCACCGACGAACAAATCGCTGCGCAACTTATTGAATATATTGTCTAATTCCATATTTTATTATATCACATCATCAATAAAAATTTCTGTCAATTGGAGCGCAAAGAGAAACAAATCTTCCCATCCGCGAGTCCTTTGAAACATCTGAAACAACAAATACAGCATGTCTAAGACCAATGGCTTTTGCAATATATTCTCTATTTTTTGGAACCCTTGCAATCATAGTTTCTGCGTTTACCTTTCCTGATGCCACCAAAACAGCATCAGGTGTGCCATCCTTTTCTTTGTCATATATACACCATTCGGCATCTTGGTCTTTTCTCAAAACATCATTAAAATGAAGAGAAACGTCTTCATATAATTCATCGTCAATAATTTGATCTAATTTCATATTTTCATTATATCATATGGTCCCAGAATATCTCATCATCCTGATTGACAAACCTTATTTTATCAAAAGTCAATGACCCAAATGGGATTTCAATGTCGTCTGGGAGCTTTTCATTTTCACTATAATACAACGATATATGAGCTTTGAATTTGGGATAATCCGAAGGTGGCGCTCCGCACTTCTGGATCCCTTTATCAATCTTCTTATATGCTTTACCCAATTCCTTAGAATCAAGCATGACAACCAAAGCGTCTCCCAGTCTCTCTAATCCAACCGCTTTGCACTTAAATTTTCCTAACTCTAAAGAATTAAGAAATGGGATAATTTCATCCAAATGCCTTTCCCCTTTCCACCAACGAATTGTGCAATGCATCTCGTCCGGTGACAAAACCTTTGCACCTTTAGGAATCTTCAATGATTTTCTGAATTTTAATATTTTATCAATCGATCTTTTATCAGGATAGGCTGCGATCATTGATGTCGGCTGATCAGAATCTATCTTCTCAAAAAGAATCCGCATATATTCTCTCAATAACAACACATAGATAAATAGGCTTATTAATACCTATCTTCCAAAAAGAAGCCTGAATGCTATAAAGTCAAGCTTCTTTGAACAATCAAATGGTAGCGATAATGCGATTTCATTAGAACAAATAACTACCATTTCTTCCTCCGGAGTAAGTCCACAATAAGCCTTTAAGTCTTGTAATCTGTCCCATGAAAAGAACTTAAGCTTTGATTCAACCTGTCCTGTCGAGTGCCAATAGTAATAATACATAGAACCATTTTCGTCTATGTAAATTGGAATATTCAATCCAAATTTGGAAAGCAATCTATTTCTAATTCTTCTACCTAATTTTTGTTTAGTCATGTTTCCCCTCGGAATCATAGCTCTCTAACCACTTAATGTAATGCTTGCCCCATTCTAGCCTCAAGTCCGCCATGATCTTCATGAAGCTTTTCAACAAGACTACGAATACTTCCACGCTCTAAAAGAATAGAGATTTCTTTCTCTAATGAGTCTATGTCCCCTAGTCTGCTCTTTAACTTGGTTGTTATCTCCATTTGAAGATCAGGCAACCCTGTTGCTTGCAATGTCAACATATATTTGGGCGTGTTTTTGTGGGCAAAGCGAAACCAAAACAATACATTAATATTTTAGATGTCACAATTCTAAAAGAGTTTATTTCATGCCAAGGAAGGGTGTGGCGACCATATTTCTCATGAATATGAACAGGATAGCACTTGAAATTATTGATCTTTTCATGCTCAAAAATTTCTATCAGGCACATAAATGATATTTCTCACATATTTTAAGTCAAAAGGGGAAGCATTGCTTCCCTTTTCTTTCATTAGCTCGCTTACAAGCACATTCCTTACAAACATAACGATATCCTCCATTAGATTTGGTATCTTTCCTCCAATGATATTCTGTAAGATACTTGTTGTTTTACTACACGACCTGCATACTTGTTGCACCCTATTTTCTTCCATAAAAATAATTATACAATATTTTATGCATAATATACAAAAAAAAGGGAAGCTCTAATAGAGCTTCCCCCTTTGTAAAATCTAATGTTTAGATTAGATTACGTTTAGATCAATGACCGTAACGGTGCCGTAAAAGTCGCTTCTGACCATTTTCTTGCCATAACGTGTCATGACGCCTTTACGAGGAGTAAAATCTTCCTGAGCAAAGATTGTTGGAGTAACAATCAATGGTACATACGGAGCGTACACATATCCAGTCTCAAGGTAGTTTCCGCCCTTGAATCCAACAAGGATCTTGTTACGTGGGAAGTATGGGTCTTTGTAGACCGTCCAACGATTAGCCACGGTGCCGACGTTTTCTGCGCCGACTGCGAATGGCGTGGAGACCTGGCCGTTTCCGTCAATCTTGTAAGAGGTCTTGTAGAAAGCACTCTGTTCAAGGATTGTGGCAACGTCTGGACCGACAACAAGGAAGTTGGCAGATCCACGTAGGGTCTTCTTATGAATCTCATTAGAGACATCAGTGATGGTCTCAATAAGGGTTTCATACCATTCACGAACTGTGCCCGTGAATTGTGGACCAGTTGACAGCGTGCTAGCAAGCTGCACTTCATTACCAGTTTGCTTATTGACAAACTTACCAGGAGCACGGCTCCAGTAGTAGTTTGCACCATTCGCCTCGGTAAGAAGGTCATTAAGAACCTCTCGGTCGATATCCAGAGCAACCTGCTCAGAAAGGATCTTGGTAAGCTCAACCTCAGCGTCAAGGCTGTGGAAGGCATTCAAGTCCTGAGCAAGCTCAGGGGACCAACGTGCTCTCAACTTACGTGTACTAGCAACGACGCTGATTTGCTCAATCTTGATATCAATCTCAGGGATTGCCGGAGATGGAGCATCGATCGCGAAATCAGATTCGAATGCTGGAATGGTAAGAGTATCACCGTCTGTTCCGCCAACGTTCAAGGTGTCAGAAACCGCAGCAGATACGTGAATATCGGCAGTGGTTACACCAGGAACTGGTACGGTTCCGCCATTAGAAAGACGGATAACAAACTTAACGTGATCTCCACCAATCGCATCAGGAGTAAAGGTAGATCCATTCCAATCACCGCGCTCATTCTGGCGACGAAGGTTTAGAACACCACGTCCACCCTGATAGTTCTCACCCCAAGCAACAACATTGCCATTGGAACCGAAGTCAAGAAGAGCGATTTGCTTCACTGCTTGAACATCGCCTGTTGGCAATGCAGATTGAATTGCTGAGACAGGAACGAACAAGAATGAATAATCAAGAAGATTAGCTTCAAGGTCGCGCTGAATATCAGCATCAAACATGACCAACTTAGCATTTGAACCGGAGAAGTCAGTGTTAGCCGCGACCGTACCGGAAACGACGAACGCATTATTAGCACCAGTAAATGCACCAAGGTTATCATTAGAGCTTGAAAGGGTAAGGGATCCGGTATGAACCTTTGTAAATCCTGTACCAACAAGGTCGTATTGTCCACCAGTAGCGAGAGAGCCAGAACGGACTCCAGCGCCAACTGGGTTGTTATAGATGGAATCGCCAGAGGTATAAACGGTATCGGTTCCATCACCGCCTACGTTATTACCGTATGTGTAATCCAAGTAGAATAGCAATCCTGCTGGAAGGCTCATTGGCTGAATCGAGACAAGCTCATTTGCTACCAATCCACCGAATACTCGGCGTACGATAGGAAATGCGACATTGCTGAAACCGCGGACCTGACCAGACGAGGTAAGTGCTGCCCCACCAGTTGAGAGACTGCTAGATTCTCGCAAAATCTCTGCTGCTTGGTTCTCAAGCAATCGAGACATGTTTTCACGATCGTAGCCGGTAAGACCACGAAGCAATCCTGTTCTGTGCCATTTGTCGACAAGGCGCTTAGCCTCGTGTCCTAAGTGGCGACCCCTAATATCTTCAGTTAATTTATCAAGTGAAAAAGACATTCTTTTTTCTCCAATTCAAGAATAAGTAGTTTACTCGTTTAGAAATCCTGCTAATTCTCCCCAACGAGAGAATTCTTTTTGTTCCCCTTCGGTCAAAGTAGAGCCTGGCTTGGTTGCCCTTGACGAACCGCCAAGGATTTGGCGACTCTGAACTCCCTCTTTAAGCTTCTTCTTTTGCTCTCCTTTGCCGGAAAGAACTTCGTTAAGTCCTGCAAAGAGTTTCTTTACTTCATTAATAGATTCCGCCTCATCTAAAGCCTCAATTATTGTGAGTCTCTGTTTCTTTGACAGATTTTCGTTTTGCAATAGTTTATTTGCATACACTAGCTTCGTATTGAAAAGATTGGTTTCGCGAAGCTGTTCATGTGATTCCTGCAAATCTCCGCGGAGCTTATTAAGCGCCACTTTGTAAGTTCTAAGAGATTCAAGCATTTCACGATTAAGCACTGCTTCATCGAGACTCGCTTCTTTTGACTCTTTTTCTTTCGCAGCCAATTCTGCGCCGCGCTTTTCTTGCGCCTTTCTTTCTTCATCAGACAAAGATTTCTTTAGTCGTCTTCCTCGTCCACCCATCTTTGCAGCGTGACGTGAGACACCCAATACTTCGTCTAATTCATCTTCCCCCTCTTTCACGGTGAATCCCGTTCCAAGAGGATCAAGTGTATTCAAATCTTCTTCATCAACGAAAAGCTCCTGCTTGGTATCGCCTCCACCGAAGTTATCCAAACTTCCAGGTCCGTTACCCCACTGCATTGCTTTCATTTTGTTCTCGGCCATTGCCGCGCGACGCTTCTTGAGACGCATTAACTCTTGCTTTAGTGCAACCTCAGAAATCTCAATGACTTCATCATCTTCGCTTTCGCCAATAGCTTGTGAGCGAGACATTCTTTGAGTGTCACCAGGACCCTCTTCAGGCTCTAACCAAGGGGCTCCGCCCAAATGCTCTCCGGTCTTTTGACCATCGAGATCTTTCTTTGGTCGTCTTCCTCGTCCACCCATTTTTTCAGCGTGACGAGAAACTCCTAATACTTCATCAATCTCAGACTCGTAAACGTCTTCCATTTCCATTTCCATTTCTTCATCTCCACCCATTTCTAGGTCGTCTAAATCATCACCCATTTCTTCATCGGGCATTTCAAGTTCGTCTTCGCCAACGCTTACATCGGCCATGATTTCTCCTTCCATTTCTTCGGGAATCTCAGGCAATCCTTGAATAATAACCTTAAGTTCTGCTTCTGTTAGTGCGCCATGTTTATTCGCCATCTTATAAATCTCCTTAAAAATAACATTAACCTGTTTTGCAATTTGGTTGACCTTATTATTTTCTGCAACTTCTTGCAGTTCAGCCAATGCTTTATTGAGCACATGCGCCTCTTTCATTAGTCGGACGCATTCTTTTCCAAAAAACCTCTGTGCTTTTTTCGACAATCCACTCTCAGAAATGATCTTGAACTGCCGAAACTTCTTGGCAAGAATATTCTTGCTCTCATTAATAAGTCTAACCTTTGATGGAACTAAAAGATTATTGGTAGCCTCATATAATTCTTCTAGCTTGCCCTCAATAATCTTAGCTGTGTCCTTCGGCATGACATTTTTCTTCTTATCTTCCTGAAGAGACTTGTATGTCTTTTCAAGTTCGCTTTTAACCTGGCGAAGCTTTTCTGAATATTTGACTTCGCTTAGATTTGACTCGTGAATTTTTTCTAATTTTTCAGCAATACGAAGAGCGCGAACACCATATTTCTCCGCCTTAGCTCCAGCAATCTCCGCTAAAGCCTCAACGGATTCACGCGTAAGCTCAACATCATCGTCAGGAGCCGCGTTCTCATATGTCATTCCAGTTTCTTTCTTATCTTCTTTTTGCTTCTTTTTTTGTAATTCCTTGTCCTTATCTTTCGGATCAATAATCACATCCTCGTCCATCCCCTCATCCAATTCTACGCCCTCGCTTAAAAGCTCTCTCTCGATCATCCCCTTAATTGTGGGAGTAATCTGATCGATAATAGCCTTTTTAGCATTATTCTCAGCTATTTCTCGTAGCTCTTTAGCATTCGCTAATGCTTCTTTATGTAATGCAGTAGACAAGTCTAATCCTTCTATTCTTGAAATAAATAGTAACTCTCTTTCAAAAAAACATTAAACGACCAATTTTGAAAAAATAAATTTAATAAAATAATGGAAATTGTTTTTCATATTCTTCTTCGCCCCAATCTTCTTTCCACTCTTGTTCCGGCTCTGGCTCCATTTCTCCATGTGTTCGATCCAATTCATCTTCATGTTTTGTCATTAGATCTCTCAAAGAAAAAACAGGCTTTAATGCTTCTTTGTCTTGTTTGAAGTTAAAACCGCTGCTCCAACCAAATTGCGTTCCACCTGGAATATTCGTGCCCCATTGGGTCTTCGCCCCATCGGGCTCGGATGAACGGCTCCTATTACGAAAAATGTCTTCTAATACCATTTTTACGCAATCCCGCACCAATGATTCGCCGGCCAAACCAACCGTTGAATCATCAAAGAAAGAAAAGGGATCCCCTCCTTGTCTTGAAACATAATGAGGATCTGTCGATGTATGCACCCCAACCTTATTGGCAAATCTTTTCTGAGTCTCTGGGCCGAATTCAAACTCTTCTTCGTCGCCTTCGGCCGGAAGCTCATATAAATCATATGGAAACCCTGTTGCCGATATTGGCATGGGCTTCATCTTTCCATTTAGTTTTCCATATCCATGACCCGTATTTGCATCCGGATTGGCACCACGTAAATAATTCCCAGGATAATTATTCAAAGGAACCGTTGCACCATGTTCTTTCAATTTCGCCACGTAAATAACTATATTACAAAAAATAAAGCCCGAATAAATCGGGCTTTCTAAATAAGATCAAAATAAAATATTATGAACTTGATTTCCCTGGCAATAATTTGTCAAATT